TAAAATCATTCTCGCCTATGAAAAACTTTTTCATTTTGCTTGGAATAGCTTTGAGTGTATCAACACCCTTGTGATATTCTTGCGACATCCAATCTATAACACCACCGTGCTGATATCTATTGGAATTTGTAAGAGCAAACCCAGCTTTCTGAACTCTTTGCTTAGCTGCTTCCAAAGGCAACTCTGCTTTATTATTAATATAGTTAAGCACATCATAGCCCACTTTCCGTGCACTATCTGTTTTGGTAACGTACTCTCCTCTACTTACTCTAACTAAATTAGAATCACTTGTAGCACTACCAATTCCATGAACTTGACCATGAAAAACATCTCCACCAGTAGCTCTACGGGGAAGCTTTTTTACAATTGTAGGGGGACTAAAGAAGCTCTTTATCTTATCCCAAAGTGATTTTTCATCTTTTCTCCCAATAGCTGTTTCTTTGCCACCAGACAAGCTAGTCTCAATATTTTTCAAAATGTCGGTTTGAGTATCTTGTCGTTTAGTAATCGGCGAAAAATTCTGTTCTTTATTCAAATCTTTTATTAAATTATCCAAACCTGTACCAAACTTCAATTGTATATTCTTAAATGCATCAGTTAAATTCTTTAGTAAGGTAGGATCAATACTACGAACTTGAGTTGCTCCAGCTGCTCTTAGTTTTTTAAGTTGTTCTACATAGTCTTTAGCATAAGAAACCCCTTCATATTTTTTTATTTCCGAATTTATATTCTTAGGTGTGGCCAAACTAGCCATTATTTTATCAGCAATATCCCTGGTGCTCTTTAATAAAGTACTTTGTTCTGGAGTATACTTATTTGATTTAATAAGCTCCGTTAAACCAGCCTCGGTTTGCTGTATTACAGAGCCTTGCGCTTTAACCTGCTGATTGTATTTAAGCTGTTCCTGTTGATACTTATATGCCTGTTTTTCGGCGGGCAAATCCGCCAAACGTTGAAAAGCATTAGATAATGACTGCCCCTGTAGCCCACCACTCATAATATCGTGCATAATATTAATCTTTTTCAAATCAAACGGGCCTACTTCCATGCCTTTAATAGGCATACCTACAGCTTCAGCGCGGCGCCTAATTTCTGGAGTTACCAATGTAGGCGCAAAAGGGCCACTACCGCCAAGAGTTTTATTCATCCCTTCAGTGAATTTTTTAACTCCTGGTAACTGCTGAACAGCCTCACTTACAGCAAGCTTTTCAATAGAATTCCTCAAATTATCAAATACTCGTGATACATCAACTAGTTTAGCAAACAATTTAGTAGCTTTATCTAAAACAGTAGTTCCCTTTAGTAATTCTTCTCTGTATTTTATGGCTACATCTCTTTGTTCTTGAATTCTTTTTGTTAAAGTTTTAATTGCTTCATTATCTCTAGTAATACTATCAGAAAGTTGTGTTCTTTTCTCTGTGTCTGTAGAGGGGGTTTTCTTAAGTTCATCTTGATACCGTTTTCTTTCCTCAATTAAAGTATGAATAGTTTTAATATTACCTTGAATATCCCCCATTTGCTTAGCATAAGCATCGCTAAGGTCGCCCAAAGTTGAATTTAATAATGTAGTTTTATTTATAGCATCCTTAATATTAGAAGGCGCCTCTTTATAAAGTCTTTGTTGGGTGCTTAACTCTTTGTCTGATCTAATTACTGGAGCAGGTCCAATAAAACCACGCAAACCAGGCCCAGCCTCAGGTCTGCTAAATGCTTTTACGGTACGTTCTAAATTTCTTCTTCTAATATTATCATATGTTTGTTCTTTAGCTATACGAATTTTAGAAGTACCAACTTCATCATTAAGTATCTTTTTATTAGTTGAAGTTATTTTATTTAATCTTTTAACCTCAAGTTCATTAATTTTTTTATCTTCTTGAGCCTTCTTTAAAATTCGTTTTCTTTCATCTTCTGGAGACAAAGCAGGATTAACTAGACTAAATTTAGCCTTAGCTTCTTCCGTTTTTTTACGAGTCTGAACTACTTCAGGCGGTAAACTCTTTTTTATACTTCTTTCAAGAACTTTCTCAAACTCTTTAGGATACTTCTTCCTAAACTCATCAATTGCGCGTGATTGCTTCTCTGCTAATTTTGTTCTATCAGCCACTTGTGTTCTTAAAGAACCTTGTTTAGCTAAATAGCCTACAGCAGTCCCTACTATACTAGCCAAAATAGCATCACTAATAACAGATCTTCTTCCTGATGCAGCAGATGCTTCTCGTCTTAATTTCTCTACTTCTCTTGCCCTTTCTGGCTTGCTCATCTTATCTATTCTAGCACGGGCTTCTTTGGTATAACTAGCTAACTGTTCTGTTTTTACACCTGTTTGAGTTTCAGCAAATTTTTGAGCCTCTTTATTTAACTCATTAAGTTTAGAAGCTATCTTAAAATCCAATACTTTTTTAATCACCCAACCACCTGTTTTACCAGCAGTTTTTTGTCTCTCTTGTAATTTTTCCTCAACTGCATTAAACGCCTTCTCCAAAGACACAGGAATTTTTTTACCCAGTAATTTGTATGCTTTTATAGCTGCATAAACTCCGCCGGCGCCGCCGCCCACTACTTTTTGAGCAGTACTACTGAGTCCCAATACCCTAGCAACTGCCATGCCACCGCCACTAACCATAGCCCCTGTTTGGATCAACTTAGCTAGCTGAATTTTGGAGGTTTCTTTTTTCATTCCCTCATTCAAAAAGATAAGTTTTTTACTTAGAGCTATCTTTTTGGCATTGGTAAGTTTTCCAATTTTAAGTTGTTGGTGGATATAATCTGCTTGCTCTTTTAAAACTTTATAAGTTTTATTATAAGCCCCTTTTCTAAATGCACTATAGGCTCCTAAAACAGCATAAGTCTTCAATGTATTCTTAGCTGTATCATGCCAAGGTTTTTTACCTTCTTCTTCTAACTTTTTATACGTTTCATAAGCATCACTTTTTTTAACAGGAGTTTTCTTAGTAAAAGAAAACCAAGCCTTCTTATTACTTTCTTTAACAGCGCTACTTAAATCCTGTACAAACTGTTCTGAATTTAAACCTTTATAAAGTCGTTGTTCAATTTCATTAGCTTTTACTTTGCCGCCACTATAGCCACTATACTTTTCTACCGTCTGTCTGGCCTTTTCTATACTACCAGTATAATAGACTAATTCTTTGGCCAGACGGTCTAATTGTTTTTCTGCATAGGCCACTCCTTTCAAATTACCTTTACTTCTCATCCTATCCTCATACCCAAAGATTTTATTCATGGCTCTAACAATTAGGCCTGGCTTATCATAAAAATGAGGAGTTAGAAAGTCTCTTTTTAAAAAGGTCATTTTTAAAGGTTTTGAAAGAAGGTCTTTAAGCTCACCAAGAGCAGCATCAACTCCATACCTTGGTTCAACTGTTCTTTCATAAATCCCTCTTAAAAACTCTCCTGCCTTTTTAAGCTCTGTTACTGTATCTTTCGTATTAACTTCTATGTTTTTACTGCTAACAGCTAGCATCGCAGTATCTTTGTTGGCACCTGCAGAAACCAGCTCTACATACTGCGCTCTTTGTTTAGCAGACATAATGGTACCAAACCCTTTTGCTGGTGCAGTAATCCCTTTTATAGCTTGTATAGATTTCTCTATTGAGCTAATGTTTTCCATAGCACCCGAACGACGTGTTTGAGCAGTAAGAATATTTCCTGCCGCTTCTCGTGCGGTAGAACTAGTACGCAAAGTTCTTTGTAATGCAGTAAGTTTATTAAAATCTTGAATACCTAAGTTAATAGCATCAAATCCTTTTGCAACACCTTTCATGTAACCACTTGTTTCTTTTTCTAATCTTTGTCTATCCTTCTCAATAGCTACATTGGCTTCAACAGTTCTAATGTTTTCTTCTAAAGTCTTATTTAGATCCATTAAAGCAGCCCTATATTGAAAAACCACTTGATTGTTTTCAATGAGTGCTCGCTTCTTAGCTAATTCAGCAGCGGTCTCCTTGCTAACAGCCGTAGCTTTAGGACCTAACCCAGTAAGTTTACGACCTTTTAAAGTCTCAAGTTGTTTATTATACTCTTCCAGTGGTTTTTGGTAATATTTTCTAAACTCTTCTGGCCATTTTTTCTGAAATTCAATATTACCATAAAATGGTTGCATACCCTTTGGAGTGGTTTTAAGCTCAAAACCTTTGTTAGCTTGTATCAAAGTAGATGTTGGTATACCACTAAAGAATCTTTCTCCCAAAGAAAGGTTCTTTTTAAAAGGTTTAGCTCCTACACCTTTAAGGCCCGCGGCCGCACCACTCACTATTTCGGAAAGAGCATCTATTCTTTCTCTCAAGTCTCGTTGTGCTTTAAATGTAGGAAAAATTTTCTCAACATTAGCTATTTGTGTCATAGCATTAAAAGGCTTACTTTTAATTTCTCCTGTTTTCTTATCTACATAGGTCAACAACCACCTGCCAATACCTTCAGCAGTTTTCTTAAATTCTAGCACTGCTTGACCACCCGCAGCACTTAACATACGTTCCCCAGGACCAGTTAAAGTAACAATATCTCCAGACTGAGCCATAATCTTTCCTTGTTTATTAGGCCGTCTAGCACTAATTCCTGCTTGAGCTAAATAAGCCTCCGTAAGATTTTTACGTGGCCCTATCATTCCAGAAATTTTAGGAAAAATTTGTTTTAGAATTTCTGACCCTTGAAGATCCCCAGCCGTTATTTGACCCTTAATACCTTTTATCTGATATTGAGGATCTAATTTAATCATTACTTTGTAAGCATCTTTAAATACTTTAGAACTAAGTATACTTTCTATTTCTTTTCTACTTAATCCAGTAAAATCCAATCTATTTTTAAATACATTCTGCATCCCTTCATAAGTGGTTTTTAAAGCTTTTTTAGCAGCTATCAATTTTTCTTGTAAACGTTTTATATCAGAGTCAACTGCATTAGATAATGGATATTTATTTTTAATTGCTACTAGTCTATTAAGCTTTTTAACTGCCAATTCAACCACTTTAATGGGAGACAGTTTTATTGGTTTAGCCAGTTTCTCTCCAACAACAGGAACTTCCTCAAGTAAATCCTTAATAACTTTTTTAGCTGTTTCAAACCCTCCTGTTTGGGACAAATCATGGACATACTTACTTAACACTTCCATAGAGGTTTCTAAACCTTTCTTAGTCCTCACTTTTTGAAGTGTTTTTATATAGTCTTCAACATTTCCTCTAGCTTTAAAAACTGCATTTCCTAATTGGTCATATCCCACTATTAAACTACTATTAGCTTTTGCTAGTCTATTATTAACATCTACCAACCTAACCTGAACCTTTCCCATAGTTACTAATGGATCAACATAAGTACCAAGTCGCATTTGTTCAGCTTTAACTTGTGGCTTACGTGCTAAATTAGCTTTATGTACCAATTTATCAATTGATTTATATTCGTAACTAATTTTCTTTAGAGCATCTAATTGCTCAGAATTAGTTCTTATAGATGCATACAATGCCTTCTCGTAATCCTGAGCAGACATTGTCATTTTTCTCCAGTAATGAGCAATTCCTTTCAAAGCAGGATACATAGCCATTACTGTAGCAACCATAGGAGTTACGGCCTTCATAAAGGTTGTATTCTCAGCAGCAAATTTCTTTATGAATGCACCAGCAGCAACACCTAATTTCTTACTCAAATAATCCAAAAACTTACCAACTAGAGTAGATGACATTCCAACAAATTCCGCACCAATACCCATAGCTCCACCAAAAATATCTTTTAATCCTGAAAGTCCGCCTTCGCTAATTGCCTTAAAAGCCCCTTTAGATGTTAGAATATCTTTCCCCGCGCGGGCAGCATTGATTGTATTAGTAAAACCCTCTACACCAAAAGTATTTCTTACAAATTTACCTGTTTTCTCAAACCCTTTACCAGCCAAACCAGTAGCTGTAGCAGCTCCGCTTAAAGTGTTACCTATAACCATTTTATTGAATGCTTTTGATACTTCTGTAGCAACATATCCAAGTTTACCAAGAGATGATTGAAAATTATTCAAAGTCATCCCTTGTTTTTTACCAAAAGCACCTTGAATAGTATCACCTATAGTGTGTAATCCTTTCAATAATGGATCATTTTTCTTACCGAAACCAAATACTTCAAACATCCCTACTTTAAAACCAGTTTTCATAGCTTTAAAAAACCCAGACAGAGCTACTTCGCCTGATCTAAAAGAGTCTACTAAATTCTGAATAAGTGTGTGCCCTTTTGCTAAATAAGCCATAAAAGCAACCGCGGCACCCATAGCAAATTTAATACTTGTTGGAATAGAATTAATAACTTCCAAAAACATTTTTATTCCCTTAACACTTGTTTTAGCTAAGGGTAAAAATAACTTTCCAAATTGAATGGCTGTCTCAGAAGCAGTTTGTTTCATTTGTTCAAGCTGCTTAGTATAGGTTTTCATTATTTCAGCATTTCGTCTTTCTGCTGAACCCTTTGAATCTGTACTATGCTTTATAGCTTGTAATGCCTCATCCCAATGATCCATTAAAACCAAAACCGAGTTATATTGTCGGGTGCCACCAACAGCCTGAGCAATATTCATTTTCTGGGCATGGGTTAAAGTGTCCCATTTTTTAGCTAAATCATCTAAGACATCAAATCCTTTTCTAAGTTCCCCTGTACCAGTAACAGTTGGAATTCCTATTTTGGCCAACGCTTTTGGGCCTCTATCAGAAGTCAGCCGTCTAAAAATAAATCTAGTAGAAGTTCCAATCTCTTTACCTGTTTGTCGTGTAGTAGATCCAATAGCTGCTACAATTCCATTTAGTTGATCAAAAGTAAAGCCGGCATTTTTTGCGGCTGAAGCCGATTTTTTAATGGCGTCTGCCATATCAGCTGCTGTAATAGCGTGACGAGCCTCTACTTCTGACCATGAATCCAAAAACCTAAGAGCACTTTGCCCTTCCTTCCCATAAGCTTTAGTAGCCGCAGTAAGAGCTTCTGTAGCATCTTTAGCATTTAATGTAGTAACATTTACTGCCAGAGTTGCTGTACGTGTTTTATCTATAACCTCAGACTGTTTCAAACCCTGTTGAGCAAAAATACGCATACCTTCTAATACATTTTTTATAGGCACACCATATGCTTTTGCCATCTCTATAGCTGATTTCTCCATTCTACCAAAATCAGTAGTAACAGAGTTCATTACCATTCTCAACTTAGACATCTCAGTCTCAACATCAGCCACTAATTTAATGGTATCTAATAACTTCCTAGCGCCACCATAAACAATAGTAGATGCTGCTCCCCACCTAGCAGCTCTGCCTATAGCTGCAGACATGGTTCTATTATAATCTTGCCCTCGCTTAATAAGGTCAACCATGCTTTCAGACACTACACTATATTTCCTACCTAGCCTATCCAAAGCCTCTCCTTGCTTTTTGAAATTGAAAGCTTTATTGGTTATAACATTCCCCGTAGCATCACTGATTTTTTCATGGTAAGTAAAATACTGTCCTATTTTAGGACCGCCTTTTGCTTCAGGAACATTAAAATATTGTCTAACCCTCCTTAAATTAGTTTCGTGCATGGCTCTTTGAACATCTGGGGTTTCGAATTTAGGAACTGGAATTAAACCCATGTCTCCCCAATTACCAGAAAAATCACGTTTCCGCTGATGACCTATTAAAGCAAATTTATCTTCAACTTGCTTGAGTAGCTTAATCGTTAACTCAAGATTTTTTCTTTGAGGAGCCTCAAAGTCTTCCGTAAGATTCTGTTTAGCAAAACCTTCTAAGGCAGTTCTTAATTTAGTTAAATTCTCAGAGATTTTATTAACATCCCATGCTTGTATAACTTCTGTGCCCATTCGTTTCAGTTTTTCAGCATCAGTGAGGACTTTTACCACATTCTCGTCTAAATTACCTAGTGATCTTAAAACATCTCTGGCCTTTTCTATTGGAGTAGACATTTCTTTCTGATTTGATAAATCTTTGGTGACTGTATTAAAAATCTTCATAAGTTTGGCGTCATCACCAATTGGAGCGGTAACGTTCTTAGCTACATCAGAAGGATTAACATAAACTCCGGCCGCTTTGGCCAAACCGGGATATAAATATCGCTTATTATGAGTATATATATCAGTAGGCTTCCCTATATTTTGTCTAATATATCCCTGCATCTGACTTAAATTTCGTTTAAATTTACCTGCAGCATTTAAAGCAGAAGTATAATCATTGGCTTCCTTAAAATATTTAATATCTTTCTGCGCCCTTTCCATCTCTTTAACAAAGAAATCCCCTACAGCAATCTTATATAAACGCCAGGACTTAAAAACATCTTTATGTTTCATCACGCCCGCATCTTTAAGTTTATTAATAAGATCTGTAAATTCTGGGCCTTTGGGGCCAGAAGCCTGCACACTTCTTAACATGTCTTGAATTTCAGTAGGAAGGCCTCTCATACCAGACTTAGACACCTCAAAACCCTGTTGTTGTTGGAAGGCCTTTGTTATAGCATGTAAATTCCTAAGATTTTGAAACTCTACTTTAGCGCCAGTGCCTGGAATAACAGGAGGTGGATTTAAAATTTCTTCAATACTTGGGCCTGTAGCCATAGAGTGATACCCAAGTCTTGTTTTTTCAATACTTATTCTTTTTTTAATATCTTCAACAGAACTAAACTTAGCACTGCCTGCTTTACCGTGCTTTTTCTCTGCTAGCTTCCTTACAGAATCTATAAAATAAGATTTACCTGCATTTATTAAATACTCCTCTTCTTTTTTAGTCAATTCTTGCGGTTTAGCAGATTTAACTTCTTCTAAAGATGCAGTCTTAGCAAACTTAGCACCAGAAGCAACAATGGCCTCACGTGCCCTTTTAACATTAGCTATATCTCTTTTATAACGTGCTGGATCAAATTTAAACTTGACTATAGTAGGACCTGCTTCGGGCTTAAATCTGTTATAGAATTGGGCCTCTGCTTCCAAATCGGTACCCAATGCTTTCAAATAAATATTTAACTGAGAAGCAACTTCTTCTAATTTTCTACGAGACTCATAGTCCTTAATTAAATTCTTTATATCTGAGTATTTAGAACTTTTTGCTCGTTTTATGGCAGCCCCAATATCCTTGACTCTACTAGCAGATACAGTCTTTACGTCTATAACTTTTTTATATTTATCACCTTCTTTTATTACAGCGTCTATGTGTCCAGTTATAGTGCCGATTTCTTTGTTCTGGAGAACAATCATTTTTTCAAACTCTGCTTTGTCCCCATACAAATCCTTCATATATTTTTCAATTTTAGAATGAAGACCGGTGCCTAAAATAGCAGAAGACTCTAATAATTGTCCCTTAGGTGAAGTAGCTGGTGCTTGTGCACCAAGCATCGTTTTCACCATAGCTTTAACTTGTAATCTATTCACCCTAGCTGATTTTTCAAAGTCACTTACATTTCCTTTACCCTCACCTAAATAAGGTCCTCCGCCATGAAAAGCACTTGCTCTATAAATACTACCAAAATCAGAACCCTTCATAATATTTATATTGCCAGAGGCTTTATTAGCTAAATCTCTTAATCTCTGAACATTATATAATTTAGGTTCTGCATATTGTCCAGCCAGCCCAGATGGTGGGGTTACCTGCTGTCCGCCGCCGCGAGTAAAAATTATGTTACCGACATTCTCAGCAACACCCACGATATAAACCGGAACAACACCGCCGCCAGAAGGCATACCAGTAGTTCCTCCAGGAACTCCTTCGCCAAAATTTCCGCCGCCTCCGAAAACACCTGCTCTACGCTTACCTTCTCTAATCTTTTCAGCACTCTCTTCAGCACTTGAATACGAAGCCTGAACATTTTTTAAAGCTTCTTTTTGCTTACTAATATTATCACGTATTAAATTCTTAGAGGATATCCCTGTTTTGGCAGCAAGCTTTCTATCTTCACTTGAAGGAAATAAATCGGTGATATAAGCCCCAGATTTGGCCTTTTCTACAAAAGCAGTCATAGCTCTGTCTAATTTGTAAAGAGCAATGGCTTTTCGAGATAATCGTTCGGAATAGTCTTTTATTTGATTTTCATCAAGTTCAGGGACTTGTTTTCTTAAAATCTTAGAGAACTTTGAAATAGACACATCTCTAACACGTTGTTTTTCTCCAACCTCCAAATTTGGCAAACCAGCTAAACGAGTATAATCCTCTACTTGAGATTCCATGTTTTTCAAAAACTTGGGAGATAGGTTTCCTTTACCATAAAACAGCTTTTTAGCAAACTCTGGAATGCCTTTTTCATTAACAATCCTGTCCGCTAAATCCTCTACTTTTTTACTTACTTTTTCATATGGTGTTCCTTGTATACTCTGTGCAATTTTATTTACTTTGCGTTGTTCATTATAGATAGCATCTATACTGGTGCTTACCATATCAGAAAAAGGACCGGAAATGCCTTCGGAACCAAACTGTCCTATTTTTTCACGCACATTTTGAGCAGTGGCTGCAGCTATCTTAAATTTCTCCACGTAATCATTTTTTACATTTTTAGGTAGTTCTAAATTAGGAACACTTATAGCCTCTTTGCCATATTTACGGGTTATCTCTCGTAACTGACCAACACCTGTAGCAGTGGATGTGCGAGTTCCGTACAACGGCAATTTAGTTTGTATAAAATATTTATTAAGTAAATCTGCACGTTTATCTGTAGTTAATTGATTAAGTTTTTCCGTAGCATATTGCTCTACAGGCTTGCCCTTTCTTTGGTAGGCTGGCATTTTTTTAGCTTCTTCAAGCAGGGCTTTATAAACCTCTTGATGAATTCCCTTTTGAAGGTCTTCCAAAAACCCTTTAAACCCCAATTTGTTTACAATAATTTGAGTTAATGTTTCCCTGCTTTTATTCGACAAGTCTTTTTCCGGCACCAATTCTTGAGCCTGCTTTAAAACTTCTTCATTGGTCAATTTACCTACTTGATTTCTTATAGCTTTTGCATTTATATCCGCAAACTCTTTTAGCCCTTTAAAATCTTCAGAAGGCTTATTACCAACTAGTCCTATTTTCTCCAAAAGAGTTTTTAAACCCTCTTTACCACTAGTAAGCCCTTTAACTATATCTCCAGAAACAGTACCTGCTCCAGCATGCTTTACATCCATTCCTTTCTGTAAAGCGAACCTTAACATTTCATTCATTTGAGTAATGTACTCTTTCTTAAAATCTACCCCAACTTTTGTTAAAGGACCTTTAGGGAAGGAAGTTCTGGCGCTGGCAAATTTCTGAACTCTAGTAATAGCTTCAGTTTCAGGCCCCGTATGAATTTTAAATAATTGCGCTTCAATAGCGTTCTTAAATTTAGTTTCATATAGGCTATTTGCAACACCACCAGTGACCATCTTAGTTAAATTACTAGGTTTACCAGAACTTTTATTAATGTCTGAGTCTAACTTCTTGATAGCATTCAATAAAGCTTTTGAATAAGATAGTGTATCCTTAGATTCTGGTACAGCCTTGATAGCCTCTTTAATAAGTTCTTTATTTGAAATACCTTTCTCATTAACACCTATCACGCTTTTCTCTATAACATTTTCCAAAACAGTTTTTACATTTCCTTGTAACTGCTCTGACAAAATAGATAGTTGTTTTTGAGGGGAAATATATTTTAAATCTGACGTCAAAAAGGGCTTCTTTAAAAACTCAAAACCTTTTTTAGCAGGAAATTTCTTTTCAAAAGCGGCCGCCATTTCAGCTAAAGTGTATTTACCTCCGGGAGCATCACTTTTTGTGGGGTCATAGGTAAAGGCATCTCTAAACTTGGCTGCTGTACTATCTACATCTTTGCTCAAACTTTCAAAATGCTTTTTAATATCTTTTCTAGCAGCTTCAGTTACAGCACTATGGATTTCTATTTGGTCGCCATCAAAATCCAGCTTTTGTTGCACGGCTGTATATTTAGGAATAACTGCAGAAATAGCTTTAGTTAGTTCCTCTATTACGGCAGTAAGTTTTTGGGCTTTTCCAACATCCCCAGCATTATACGCTTGTTCTCTAAGAGCACTTGCTTTTTCTATCTTATCCTTAAGATGTTGAATTATTTTATCAAACTCTTCTATACCACCTTTGCCGAAATCAGGAATCCCTGGAACAGCTAAAATATGCTTAGTTAAATCTACTCCAGCCTCGCCTTTTATAGAAGGAAGTAGCTTAGCTTTATATGGCTGTACACTCGAAGTTCCAGTAAAAGGAAATCTTACACTTTCAATATAAGGTAAAAGCTCATTATCTATGTATTTCTTTATATCCTGAGAAACATCTTTACCAGGACCACCAGTAACAACGTCTTTAGTTAATCGTTTAGAGGTTTCCAGCTTTCTTTTATAGGACAGTAAATCAAATAAACTACCCTTTGTTGGTTTTTGAGCTTCTTTAGGTACTTCGCTCAATAAGCCTTCTTTTTCTATTCTATATTTCTTAGTAAATTCCACAGGAATATTCTTTGCTGCCGAAGCAGGAATACCTATTTCAGTCTGCTTCAATACGGGAATATTCTGCTTTACATATTTATGAATAATTTCACTATGTTTAGTTGATATGTCGCCTATTTCTTTTGATAACTTAGAATATTCTTCTTCTGTTCCCAACTCTTTAGCTAAATCAGGCCCCAACTGTTTTTCACTTTTTTCATAAAACTTAGACAAAAAACTTTTAAAACTATTAAGTTCCTTGGTTTTATCAACTACTGCAGTAACGGCCTTTCCTAATTGTGCAGGAACATGCCTTGTAAATAAAACTTCTGCTACAGCGCCTTTTTTACCAACAGCTTTTTCAGCTAATTCTTTATAATAATCAATTTTAGCTTTCTCAAGTAATTGAAGTCGCTTCTTATACTCTGACTCTAAATCAATCCCTAAATCTTTTTTAATTCCAAACTTTTTAACTAAGTCCAACACAGCCGTTTTATTACTGCGAATCTGACTCAAATAAGTCGGAGCAGAAGCTCTTTTTTTGCTCCACTTAGCATACTGAGTAGCTACGTTTTTTAAAACATCATCAGACGTTAAATCTTGCCCCTTAAATGCGGTATTAGTAGCAACATCTTTTAGATTTCTAAATCTATCCAATAAATCTTTTTCTTCTTTACTTCGTTGACCAACATTTTTACTTAAAATTTTAACTACTTCATTAGCCATATTAACGGCCTGTTTCAATGACACCCCTTTATTTAAATCAGCCATTGGACCAACTAGAGTATCTAAAGCAGGACCTAAACCGCCAAGTGAACCAGTAGTACCTACTTCTTGACCAACAAATTCAGATATTACTTTTCTAAAATGTTCCTTTTCTTCTGGTGAAGCTTTGGTTACTTTTTTAATAATTAAAGGAGCAATTTGATTAATTTTTTTAGCATCCAAAGCATTTGCTCCAGAAAGTAAATTAGCTTTTTCAGCTTTAGCTGACTCTAAATGCTTAGTGACAATGTCTATTTCTTTTGTACTAGCACCAGATTTAAGTAGCTTAGCTAACTCATCTTCTAGCACTGAAATTTGTTTGTCTAATTCTTTTGGCAATTTAATTAAATCTTCAGCAGCTTTTGCCATGTTTATCACATGCTGTAATCTTCTGCCAATTGTAGTAACCCCGTGTTCTCCCGCAATTAATGGTTCGGGATAATTTCCTCGCGCCAGGGGGCCGGGAACATAAAAAGGTTCGGTTTCTCCTGGTTTACCAGTAGTCTTAGGAATTTGAGTAGTAAAAGCAGTAGGAAATTTTTTAACATCAAACACTGAACCAGTTAAGTCTCTATTAGACCCTGGTTTAAACATACCAGTAGACAAATCAAAAGTTGATATATTACCTAATTTAACCTTTTTAGAACCCTCTTTTAATTTTTTCACTAAATCAGAATTATTTGCGGAACTATAAGGACTGGCCTCTAAAGCTTTCAAATATTCCATAGCTTCTTTTGCTTGCAAACTTTGTTTACCAGAAATCTCCTTCATTATGGCCGAATTCTTACCAAAGATATCAGCATAGGCAGTATAAGCTTGAATATTTAATTTTAGTCCTTTTTGTGCTTTGACTACTTGTTGCTTAGTCCATTTCTGAGTTTCTCCCGGCTCTTCAACAATTTCCAAAAACTTTTTACCAACTAAACTTTTCCTACGTTTTCCCAATTCATCAATTACATCCACATAATAATTAGAAAGTGCCTCTAATTCTGCGGCATATTTTGATAAATCAGGTTTGTCTTTACCAAATTTTTGTAAAAGTTGTTTTTCTAATTTTTTTATTCTTGTAGGATCCTTAAGTTTTTGTTCTAATGTTCCAGGAACAGTTGACTTATATCCTAATGCTTCACTAATTACACTTAAACGACCAGGAGTCTTAGGACCACCCAATAGTTTTTGATATAGTTTATTTTTCTCAAAATCAGATTTTATTGTTGTAGGCCCTTTAGCACTACCTACAATATTATTCATTACTGCCTCTAAGACTTCGGGCTGTAAGCCACGCTTACCTATACCTTTAGAGCTAATCCTAACATCGATTGGGACTTCCTTATACAACTCTCCTTTACCTTTTGTTTTAGAAGTGTATAATTCTTTTACTTTTTTTATACCCTCAATTCCGCTCGGCAACCCTTTAAAATCAGCATATACTGATCTTAGTATATCATTTATTTTTTTGTATAAAGAAGCTTGTTTTAAAGCTTCATTTTCAGTAACTAATCCTTTTGACGCATCTTTAAATAAATCAAGTATGAATTTATTACCAGATTCTAATAACTGTGTTTTTAATCCTGAAATTGCTTGTGAACTTTTACCAGAAGCTATTAGTTTATCTTTATTTTTATCTATAAGCTCTGCTAATAGTTCCCCCATAGACTTCGGCAGAACGGCTACACCTAAACCTGCTCCTTTTTTAACTTGATCAACGGGCAGAACTTTTATTTTAGTGCCTTCTCTAGCATATTGTTTCAAAACTTGTTTTAAACTTTTCATGTAGTCCGACTTATCAGGACCAACCTCAGTCGCTATACTAACACCTTTGGAGCCATATCTAGTAGTAAGCTTTCTACCAAAGTGATTAAGAAACACTTCAGTTAATTTAGCCGTTTGAACATTTACGTCTTCTCCTCGGACAACTGATAGAGTATCTTTTATTTCATTGACAAGGGCTTTATCCGCGCGACCCTTATACTTTTGCTCTACTCCTAGAACTTTCTGAAAAACACGACTTACTTCACCAATTCTTTTATTCATAGGAGTATCAGCCACTAATTTTTTCTGAAGGTCCTCAACAGCAGAGGCTATAGGTTTACTAATTTCTTCTAGCTCGCTCTTATTATACGCTCTTCCCTTAGCACTCGGCATAACTATATTTCGAACAATAGCAGTAAGAGCCTTAGCCAACTTACCAGATACAACTATTTGATCTTCAAAGGTGGAAGCACTATGCCTTAGTTCAGTTAATACATTAAATCCATAGCCTTGAGTCCCGTATCTTCCAGATCTAATAAGTGCTTGTTCTTTTTGAGTCCTAAGTGTAGGAAATTCGGTACTAACCCCTTCTAATTTTACTCCAGGTAATTTCTTTATTTTATCTAAATTAGAAGTTAAAGCATTAGTTGTACTAGCAATGTTTCTACCTATTTGTTGAAATTGACCAAAAGGAGCCATCTTGGCTAGATTTTCTGTGTACATCTTAACACCCATACCACCTAATACTTTTAAATGCTTAACTCCTTTTTCATACTCATCACGTTCAGACAATACTTTTCCGCGAGTAAAGTCAGCTATACTTCCAGCCTGAGACTCAGGCAACCCCAAACTAGAAATTTGCTTAACTCTATACGGCAAAGCATTTGTTCTAGACAAGCCAGACTGTTTCAATACTTTGGCTTCCTTTGACATTTCATCAAATCTTAAGTTTAAATCTTTTATCAGTCTTTTTTGGGCATCAGGGGAAGTAAGTTGCTGCCTTTCAGAATAACCTAAGCCCTTATAAACATCAGAAGTATAAGTCCTTAAATTTAAAACATTTTGCTGGTGGTAAGCTCGTCGGACTCTACTTTGAGGAGCTAAAGGCATCAACTGCTCTACCTGCCTTGTAGCTTGTTCAAAATTACGGATATTACTATTATTTGGACGACTTGCTAATTTTTGAAGGGGTTCTGACAAAACCTTTTTGTATACATCATACACATTTTCAAATTTTATAGAATCCATAGACTTGACCAAATCATAAGCACTAACGCCTAATTTATTCATCTCAGACATTAAAATATCAATTGGACCAGACTTAAATTTGTCAAATGCTTCGCTAATTTTATTAACATAGGTAGGTACGTCTTTAATAACTCCGCGCCGCTTTAATTCCGCTCCCTTCATAATAGCAGCTTCTTTATATTGCTGCTTCATATCACTTACACTAAGATTTGCAGTTTTAGCTAAATCAGAAAACATGCTTTCAGCAACAGCATTAGCCTTTCCTAACTCACTAACACTAGTAGGTCTAATCCCAATAGACTGAATTTCTTCTTTATACTTTCCTATATCTTCTAATGGTATAGAAGTTTTTTCTACTTTAGAAAACAATTTTTCTAAACCGGTAGTAAATTTGGCAAAACCAGCTACTGCACGTTGGCTTCCTGATGCCGTTTCCAAAACAGGTGTTCCAGTCTTAGATAAGCGTAATGCAGGGATGTGAATATTCCTAACTAAATTTTTAGAAGAGAGTTCTTTATTAGCAACCACTGTAGCATAGGTATCCTGAAAGATATTAGAAAGATCCTCAGAAAAAGTCTTCTTAATATCGTCAATCATAGCTCTAGATACCGTGCCACCCTTATATTTTTTCTTTATTACACTAAGCTGTTTATTTCTGTGTGCCACATATGAATTTTTTATATCACCCCATTCTTTTATTTCTCTATCAGAAGTAGTTTTTATCCATTCAGCTATTCCTTCAGCCAAATCATTCGTATTAGATTTATACTTAGTAATATCATTAATTAATTTTCTTTTAGCTTCATTTACTAGTGTAACCACACCAGTTAAATCGTCTGAGCCTTTTTCTAAAAATTCTTTAAGTTTCGACACATCCGCAATTTGTAATTTCCAATAACGAGCATTTTTAGCATTAGCTTCACCTGCTCCGCCGGCGGCTTTAAAATACTTAGAGATATCATCACCAGCTCTTTTAACTATTTCCCAATGCCAGTTCTTTTTACGAGGTAAGCCGTTTTCTAGAGTGTCTACAATATCTTTTTGTAATTTACTCAAAGAACTAGCCAAGTCTTCTACATTTTTACCTATTTCTTTAGAGGCTTCGGATATAGACTTATTTTTAGATTTTAAAGAAGACCCCAACAGTTTTTTAATATCCAAATCAGGAGAAATTAAAGTTTCAGGGTATTCAGTAACTTGTCGTTGTTGTAGTTTTTTTTGTAAACTTATTCTATTTAAAGTATCTCTTGAAGAACTATATTTCGGAGTAGACTTAGTAGGCGGTTTAATGTTCTTTAATTCTTCTGTGACTCCATCACTAGCTTTTACACTCTCTTCAATACTTTTCTTTAAATCTTCTAAACCGGCTGCTACATCTTCGCCCTTCTTTTTCAAACCCTCTGGAACAGACTCCTCCACTTGTTTAGTGGCTCTTTTTAAAGTATCTTGAAGCGAGTCTAAGCCGTCACTTATACTTCCAAATTTATCAGACATATCAGAAATAGCCTTAGATATGTCTTTTTGGTCACCCATTCCTAATAAAACATTAGCAGACTCTCTTAATTTTTCTGTTCCTTTAATTTCAGTCGCCTTTTTAATTACTCCTTTTAAACTACCTGACTTATATGCGGCTTCTAGAAACTTAGTATCTATTTTTTTAGAAGATGCTTCTTGTATTGTTTTTTTGTATTCAGAAATAAATTCCTTTACTACATTTTTAATTTCTTTTGCTGTATAAGCAGCCATTGCCTTATCAACAGCAGTTTTTTTCTTAGACCCCTCTTCAATCCCCTTTTCGACAGCGGTCTCAATCGACTTAATACCTTTAGGTGCTATAGACACTGTAGAAGGTTCGGCGGTCGGTTTTTGAATACTATGTATATATTCTAAAAGAGCTTGAGCTCTTTTATCATACTTAGCTACAACAGCTACCATTTTTTCTACTACTGGAGATTTAAGCTCTTCCCTATCTCGTCTAGGAAGTGTTTTAAATTTTCCACCAGCAGTACTTAAATCTTTAAAAAGCTGTACTATTTTTTTATACTCTTCTACATCTATTGATTTTGTTTTTTTAGCTTGATCAACTACTTTTTTAAGCTCTTTAAAAGATTTAACAGCTGTTTCTATACTTGTTATATTGTTGTTAATAAGCTCTATTTTTTTAATGAGCTCTTTGTTTTCAGAAATCCCAGGAATCTTTTTTAAGGCAGTTATAACTTCTTTAGTAATTCCAGTAGAAACCTCAACAGGAGATTTAGATATCTCTTTTTTAGCTCTATATGCTCTACTATCTACAGTGCTCTTTAAAGTTTTAATACCTTCTGCTATCTGCTTAGCAACATCTTTTTGCTGCTCGCCTAATTGCTTACTAACCTCTTTAAGTTCTTTAAAAGCTGCTTGTGTTTGTTCTTTTTGATGTAAAACCTCTATCCCTTTTTGAATAGCAGAAACAGCATGCTTTAAATCTTTATTCTCATACGCTTGTTTTCCTTCTTTAATAGCAAGCATACTTTTTTCTGTCAGCTGTTTAAGTTCATTAATAGCAACAGATAATTTCGCAACATGCCCACTTAATGACGCATCGTATTTTTTAACCAATGCATCAGTGATTTTTTCGGCTGCTTGTGTTTGCTGGGATGTAGATATACCTATATTATGAGAGGAGGCCTTCTTTTGAAACTTATTTAAAGCTATATCTACCTCAGTACGTATAGCTTTTTTAAGTTCTGTTTGAAATTGTTGTGGACTAGTACCTTTATTGAGATGTAAAATAAGCTGTTCTAATATACGAGCGAGTCTTTTACCAAAATTATTAAAACTACTATTAAAAATTTTTTCAAATTCTTTGGAATTAGCAGAACCCCCACCTTGAGACGTAGATTTACTATACTCTATCATTGCACGTTTAAGTGCATCAGATGAGCCTCGCTCAATGTTTTTTAGAACTGGAACTAATATTTTCTCTAATGTTGCAGCCAGCTGCTTGTTTCCTGATAAAGTAGGAGCCGCCGGTAAGTTAGAAGGGTTGTTTTTTAAATTAAAATTTACATTAATGTCATTAGCCAAGATAAGCTCCTCCAATTAATAATAAAATATTATATAATTATATATACCTATCTACGCCGTGCCTTTTTCCTAATATCCGTTTTATCCCTTATTCGTTGCGCTTCTCTTGGTTTATCATATTTAATATCTTCATATAACTCATTAGATCGAGTTACTATTACTTCTTCTTGATCAAACGCTGACAGTTTGCCACCTATTTTCCGTTCCGCCTTCCTTGCCATTGCTTCTTTTTCTTGTTCATCATAGAAAGATTTCATGTAAGCATCTAGTGCTTCATCATCTTCTATAATACTTTCAGGGGGCCTGTCTTCTGGCAACATATCATAAATCTGTTGATAATAATTAGACCAAAAAGCTAAATTAAGCATATCTATTGTATACTCTGAAGTAGGTCTACCAAATAATGCCTCAGAAGTTTTTCTACTTGTTACATATCTCACTCTCCATAAATTATGTCTAGCAATATATCTAATAACATCTGTAGAAATACCATTATAAAAAGCCATAAACTCAGATAAAATTTCATTCTTTAATAACAAATTCGTTTCTTTTTTATATATCTCATAAGATGGCCAAAAAAGAGAATCATTATGATATACACTTTTGGCACATAAAAAATTATACCTGTCTTCTTCTGCTTTAGTTTCCGCAGAAAGCATAAGTTTGGACATTTCTTTTTCTTTAATACTAAATATTTCAGATTCCAAATCCGAAATTATTTTTTTAAGTCTATCCTGATTAGCTCTAACTTTTGTAGTTTTGCTCAACAAAATTTTTTGAGCTTCTAATTTACTCTCTAACCTACTAAGCCTATTAAGTTCTTCTTCAGAAATTATATGTCTTTTTTTAATTAATTCAGACAAGTCTTTGCGAGAAAGGAGACCACTATTAATGGCCTCCTTATACGCTTTATTATAAACCATAGCCGCTTTCATTTTCAAAGCGACATCTGGTTGCTTAAATACCAGTTCCAGCCCCCTGATTTCTATTATTTTTTGAGCTATTAAAATAACATTCAGGTAGCCTTCCAATTCCTCTAAAGATAAATCCATTATTTCTTTGCTTTAGTAGTTTTTTTCTTAGAAGAACTTTTCTTGGTAGTTTTCTTTTTATTAGAACTGGGCTTAGACTTTTTCTGAGCTTCTTCTTCCATCATGGCATTGGCTAAATTAATAGCTTTTTCAGATTCAGCTAGTAATTGTCTTTCTGCTTCTTTAACCGCCACTGCTTCTGGTGTGTTCTCCAAAAAATCAGAATCTAATCCTTGTAAGAACAACATTACTTCAAATCTAGCTCTATTAGCCAAACCCTGATTTCTTTCAGTTAAATAACTTTCGTACGAATCCCAAACTCTTTTTCCGTCTTTATCTTGAACCATACACGATGTTAAATACTCTAAACGTGCATCATCAGCCAATTGTTCACATGTATTAGCCATAGGACCATTAAGTCTTTGACTCCATTGGAATAATTCTTCTCTAGCATTGGCTACTACTATGGCCAAGGCTTGTTTTTCTTCAGGAGTCTTTGCAGCATCCAATTCCAAAATAGCTTTATTTAAATTTTCAGTAAGTTCTTGTGAACGTTGCTCAAACTCAGGGCCTATAATACCCCGTCTCATCAAAATATCCATCATCTCGGCACTTGTAGTTATTCCCGCTACCAAGCTTGAAGTATAAACTTTACTATACTGCCAATCTGCTCCCCTAATATCTTCTGCGCTTGGAGTAGCAATAAAATACTCAGTTACTTCATCTGGTCCTATAAAAACACGTCTATCATCAGTTTTTTCTTCTACCATTTTATATACACCTCCTATACCATTTCCTCTTCTAGTTAGTTACTTTATCTACTTTTATTACATCCTCAGAAACAGGTTTGTATTCTACATCATAGAATTTTGTATTATGTGCTTGTATTCTTCTTATACAATCATTCCCCGCCCGTAAAATTTTTGATCTTAGGGCTTTATACACAGCTTCAGTTGGAACTGCTATTTGTGCATAATCAAGAATACGTTCAAACATAGCCGTTACTTCTGATTTAACAAACCTATTCATTTTGTCCATACTTTTATCTTTCCCAGACATATCCTATACTCCTCCTTTTTTGATCAGAGTGGACACAAAGTGCCCACTCTTTTTCCTATAGATACATTATCCGTTACGTCTTACTTTATTTCCACTAGTAATATTCGTAATAGACACACCACCCTTAATCATATACAAGTCATTTGTTGACCTGAAACCAAAAGTCTGTGTCATATTAGCACCCATATCTAAAGTGTTACCCTCATCCGTAATTTTTAGATGCTCAACAATAATAGTTTTCAATGGGTGTTCTGATTCGCCGGCGGCGGCGTATGTTCCCATAACACCATCTACCCAATAATTCTGGCCAATCAAAGGACTATTCGCAGCAATTTTTCTATTAGAACCAGTTCCACCAGCTTCTTCGTCGGTTTGAGCATAAACCATAACGACCAACTTAAGATCATCTGAAGACATTAAATCTGTAAGACTAATATCATCCAGAGTATTAGCATCATAAGCAGGCAGCTGATCTGCAAACATAGCCCAATTCTCCAAGTCACCCATGGTAGAGTCTACAGTTACTGTAATCGGAACAGGAACTGTTAGTGGTCTATCATATGGTGCCAAATGTCCTAATTCTGCCAAAGGTGTACGAGTTAGGTCAGCCGTAGTTGTACAACCAGTCAATCTCCAAGCACCTCTATAAGATGTATCAGAATCAGAAACAATGTAAACTTCCACCTGGCCCTGTCTAATTGCGCCAATCATGTCAGGACGACTAGTAGTATCCAAAATTTCAAAATACTTACCAGTAGCAGAAGTACCATAAGCATCAGCGGAATAAATTACCTCTATTCTGTCTGCCGCTGCTGGAGCATCTGCGCCAGTTGGTAAATACACTCTGTGCTCTGTAGCTGTTTTGTGATATACGTAAGTATCAGTAGCAGCAGCCACACCAACTACTATTTCCACATTCTTTACTGCATTAGCAGAAACATCATACCAAGTAACTGCGGGAGCACCATCTTCTGATTTACGCAGAAAACCAATAGTGCCATCAGACAAGGTAGGAATGGTAGCTGAGATTGGAAGACTTAGTGTAATATACCCTGCACTAATTCCTGAAGCAAGTGTTGCTCCATCGAAGGCATCCATTGTTATAAATCTACCATCATTTAAAAACCATTTTTTATTATCTGTTTCAGCTCCAAAGTTTTCAGTTGCATTAGCTCCAGTTGTATAACCTAGCTCTATACTGTTAACATAAACTTCGTCTAAGAACAGAGTTTGGTCAATGTTAGGATCCAAAGTGCCCAAAGAACACTCATCCTGAACTGGCGCCCACAACGTAACACCAGGCAAATTACCACATACCACTGCAAAGTCAGCCAAACAGACACCATGTAAATAAGTACCTGTAGCCATACCGGCGCTGTCCACCACTCTTAAATTAGCATTAGTACTATTAGTAGTGGCGTTCATAGCACGTTTTACAGCGGGTAATTGTGCCAAAGTAGCTGCCGTCCGAAGATCACCAAAGTCATTTGTATTTAATGTAACTGCCACTGCAGGAACATCATCTACAACATCTACGATGTCTAAATGACCTAATTCAAAAATGTCTTCTGACGTAAACGTAGTGGTTGATCCCAAAGATTGAACTCTATAAAGGACCTCACCATTACACCACACGCTCTGAGACGCATAAATTATTCTATTTCTAGCCATATTACTTACTCCTCCTATTTTATCCTTATCAGAAAAAGTAATCAGGTTGGTTTTCGATATCTTACCAATACATTAGTTTATCGTAGATTAGCCGAGGCAAGCTAAAAACGATAAGGCCTTTTCCTATGCAGGTGTATAAGATATCAATTCAAAACTTACTTTTGCTCTGTAAGCATTTAAATCATTCATTATTTCTTCTCTATTTCGTGTTAATATTGGTGGTAAACCAACATTACGTGCCACAACTTTATTAAACTCTAAATTACCTATAATTTTTTTACTATGGGTTCTATCAAATAGGGAGGTTAGTTTATTAGGGTCTTCTTTTCTCCCATAAAAAGTTCCATCATAATCTAAAACATCGCCCAAAGAAAAATTATACAAAGGACAGCTTCTCAAATATAACCCATCATAAATAGTCTCTGACAAATCTTTAAGTTCTGCTGAACTGGAGGCAAAAATATGAATATCACCACGTCTTATAATCTTTTTTCCAGCACCTAATTGATAGCCCATTTTAACGGTGGATTGAATATCTATAACAACTATTGGAGGATCAGCCACATCAAGTAGTTCCCAGCCCTCCACAACACTTACATAATACCATTTGTATGTAACGTAAGCTAAATCCAATGAAACATCATCAGTGACTATTCGTCCATCAACATAGTCTATCATATACAATGAGCTGTCAATTATATTAAAATTAGAATCATAAACAATCACGGAAGTGGATTGTTCGGGGGTCCCAAATACCGGTACACCATCCGCACGAGTTCCTGACACAACTATATAGGGCTCACACAACTGTGATTGAGTTCCTGACACTGTATCAAAATATAACCAACCACGTCCTCTGGAAATTGGATTAGGCTGGGTAACAGTTTCAGCTGTATAAACTAAGATATTCGTAGAAGGATCCGCATCATTATTAACACTAGATAATTTTTCGCTATATACCAAAGGGATATTTTCATCTATTTCTACAAAATCAGACAAAACTACTTCTTTTAGATAATGGTATACACTAAGATCCTCTTTCCTTATACTCTTCATTTCATAACTCATTATACAACTCTCCCACTGTAATCTTTTTCTATTTTATTGGTTATTTCTACAAGCGAATTTTTAATAATTTTATGAGCAAAGGTATCAATAAAATCTTTTGCCTCACTAAAAATATCTATTGGGCCACTATTAGAAAAGGCGTACACATTCAAAAACTGCTTCCCCAGACGTTGTGTGATATCATTAACTAGTGGGTCATTTTCATTAATCAAATAAATATCAGTGCTAAAATCTGGTGGAGTATACCCTAGTAACCTATAAGTTTCTGAAGGTATTATATAATAAAAACCAACAATTCCTTCTAAAATAACCTTCAAAAAAGATAGAGCACCACTAAAATCAAACGTATCTATGGAAGGACAATTAAAATGTAAAGACTCAGCTTCGTGTCTTACAAATTCAAAATTGTTTAATCTCTCCACAAATAAGTCATAGAAATCTTCTGGTCGTCCTAAATCACCTTTTGGGACTACTCCAAATAGTTTTTCTTCATAGGCTTCTTCTATCATAGTTTTAACTTCATCAGTTAAAGATGAATTAAATAATGTAGCTAACTTTTTCTTAGTTACTTTAATGGCTTTATTAACATCATTAAAAATAGCCATCATCTATACTCCTTAATATCTTTTCCAACATCTTTATCAAACTTACCAGTCGTATGAGCGGTAATTATCAATACTGCTTCATTTCCCAGACCTCTAAGAAGAGGAGGCCTTGTCATATTACACTCTATATTATCAACAACTATTTTTTGAGACTCTTTTAGTAAATCATAATATCTAGGGTGTAATTTTAATTCTACAGTAGTAGTTCCCTCTGTGCCCGCAGGAGTTGCCATAGCATCATTCCCAGCAATTCTTGATCCGGGATTCCAAATCACTAAAGCATCAACCCATTTTTTTCTAATAGTCTCTAAGTAACCTTTGCCTCCACATACAGGACATCGGCCCTTTACAAAAAACTTATATCTAGTTGTTTTGTTGCCCGCTGCGATCCAAGCCTGTTGTTTATCCCTTGCCTCTACAGGATTCCATTTACATTTGCCAGTAGATGAATTAGTCAATTTGTCATAATAACAATTTGGACATTCACTAGTCCTTGGTTTTAAATATACCAATACTTCTCTACTAAGATCACCGATTACATTTCTAATAGTTTTCTTAAATTTTTCACGAGTTCTTTTACTGATTCGTTTTCGTCTCATCTCAACTCCTGGAAGTATTAGTCAATAAGAACACCAGTTATCCCACCCATTTTAAGAGAATGAATTAAATCTGATAGTTTTTTATTTAAATCATTTAAAAGTCGTCTTCTAGCATCAAGCCCTGGCGTGGGATTGTATTTACTTCCTTCATCAGCCACCAAAGCCCCATCCTCATTAGCATCTAGCAACAACTCAGACCTTACAAGATCCACCGCGGCCGCTAAAATATAAACCTCTGTAGTAGCTGTTGAAGTGGTTAATCCTGCAGGCGGAGGAGTGCTTTCATAAACAGCCATAATTTGTCTATCACTATTTCTAAAAGTATAATACCATACATCCACTGCATATGTTACTCCACTTATTGTAACTGGCTTAGAGATATCTTCTTTAAAAGTTAAATACCTGTACCCATTTATAGTAGGATTACCTATATCGGTAAATTGTTTACCATTCATAGTTATAGAAACTGGCCAGCCTTTTTCTTCTAAATAATAAGTTTTATTATTGTCCATTATAGAAGCAGTTTCTGGTTCCCCAACTTCTCTGTTCAATCCTTTAGGATCTCCTATTAATACTCTAATCCGATCTATGATCATTTGATCAGTACTTCCATAATCTATCTCCGCCGGAAAAAGAGGATTATAATATAAATCACCAGCCTCACCTAAAATAGGATCAGTCCAACCACTATAAACACTACTATCTGTTGATGAGCTATACCTAGAAGAATACCAATTAGAAGCAGTTCCTGATGTATCATACGCTTGATATTGTGATTGACCAGAAGATAAACTAATAGGTACATTAGAACCCGTACCACTAACAACTACCCAATCAGTCAAAGCTATTACATCGCCCACAGGGGTTTCGGGCTGCGCATCAGTGCCTGTGTATTTTATAACTTCTATTTGATCATAAATCTGTAAAACAGTATCCACATTATCTACTGTAAAAGTTAAAGAAATCATTTAGTATCCTCCATTATAAATTCTTAGGCCCAGGAAAAGTATTAATAGTAGTTACGCATGGTTTCATGTCAAACGAACCCCTCATATGAGGTTTCAAAACTTCATCCACTTTAATAGTTACATTGCCTATTTCGTGACTTGTTATTTCAGGTTCACACACTGGAACAGTTCCCGAAACTGTGGCTGGGCATACTTCAGTAATGTAAATTATTTCACTATCGGAAGTAGTTCCACCACCATATATATACCCATCTATTTTATACCAACCTATAGCAGTAAAACAAATTGTTTTTGGGTTTTGACTCATATTAGTAGGACTATTCCAGACCTCGGTCCAAGGACCTGTTTCAGTGGTTCCTGATGATACAGTCCAACTATAGCCCGAAACACTTCCATCTGAAGATGTTCCAATTAATCCAAGTTTATAATAACAGTCCTCTTCTGACACTGTCACTGTGGTTTTAAACACCACTGATTCAGTGTGACAAGAGTAATGAGTCTGCCAACCATCACTCCAAGAAGCACATAACCTTACATTACAATCAACAGAAGTCGGAGTCCTCTCAAAATCAAAATCATAAAGCTTATCCAACTCACTATTGGTAATACTACCATCGGTCCAGAACCAATCATATTCGGTACAATTAGGTAAGCCTAAACCCACCCTATCATAATTAATAGTAGAGTTATCAAACACAACCCCAGAACCCACAGTAGCCTGAGCTGGGATCTGAGTAAAACTTACAGTAGGGCCATTAAAAACCCGCTGATTAAAATATTCCTCATAATTCATTGTTTGAATATTAAATCCATCCCACCAACTTATAACAATTGAAACTTTATGGCTACCTGGATTAGTAAAAGCACCAGCAGAAGCAGACTCTCCACACCAAGATGTGCCCAGCCCTTCGGTGTGAGGAACAGTCGTGTCTCTCCCAACATCTGCTAAAGTGTCTGTATGACCGTAGGAACCATTATCTTCTATCACCCATGCTATATTACTAATACTATCATCAACGTCTGTTCCAGAGTATCTGAACGCTACTGGCTCATTAGGATCTGGATCAGCCGGTGTCATAGCGATGTCTGGCACAGGGGGATTATTAAAAATCCTAATAGTATCGGTGCCTGTTACTGTACAATCACAATCATCCTCAATAATTATTTGTACATCATAATCCCCACTAGAAGACCAACTATGAGTGCCGTTTGTGGTCCCTGGTAAATTACTATTGAAATTACCATCTCCCCAATCGTAACCAGAATTGTTCACCTTGTTCACTGACATGAGAGTAGTGTACCAAGTATTTCTCTGGTACATAGTATTTCCCATAAAATTCCACTGATGCTGATCAGTGCTATTATTCGCCAATGTAATATTATGATTAACCAACCCCGTAGTTGGTAATGACCAACTAAGATTGGGGCAATAGTTTGATTTAATCTGAACCTGTGTTGTATAAGTACTTGAGCCATCCAAAACTACTCTAAAACAAGACCATTGAGTTAAAAAACCACATGAGTCCATTCTGTCAGCAGATACTGGCGACCAAAAAACCAAAATAATAACATCGCCGGCGGCGGCAGAACCATTTTGAGTAAGCCAATCACCATCTCCCAAATTAATAGAATAATAACCAGTCGCTTCCACAATACGAGAACTGTTCCACTTTGAATTAGAGGAACCAGAGTTGGCTTTGTAAAAGTAAGCTTGATAAGACACATTAGATGAACTTATAGTCCCATCTTCTTTATAAACAAAACCATCTAATGTAATATTCAGCGCCATCTATTATTCTCCCCAAACAATTATATATGGACTATTAGGACCTATTATTTTAATCCAAAAACCTGTAATTTCTAAATTAGGACCATCTGCATATACTAATTTAAAATTATTTGGACTGCTTTCTGGTGTACTTCCTACAACATAGGACCAAAAAAACTGATTATCCCCCAAATACGTATTTGCTACTTCAACAACACCTGATCCATAAACATCAGTTATTTGATCTAAAACATAATTCTTAAATTTTGCTGGCGTAATGCCGTCATGAACATGAGAATGAGTGGAAGAATCCCAGTATCCATATTGAATTGGTATGGCTATTAGTTGCCATCCTTCTTCTAGTTCAATAGAACCAGAGCCACCTATACCACTAGCAGTAGCGGCACAAGGTGCTAATTGATACCCCGCCCATCCTAGGTACCTTACATCCATTAGAACGGGCCTCCCATCTTATAAGGAACATCCTCATTTATTGTTCTATACCAAGCATAGGTGGTCCCAGAAACAGTGCTTCCAGACCAATCTGACATATTATCATATTTAATAGTGGTAATAATATAATCAGTTTTACCTAATGGAACATGTCTTACTGCCTGTGAAGCAGTAGGAATTGTATTTGTTCTAGGAACATCTTCTACTGAAATATTATAATGTCTGTTTTGTTTAATTAGTTCATAAACATTTTCTTCATTTATAAGTATCTCTTCAGTATTCGGTAAAAAACCAGAACAAGTAGCGTAAAAAATATATTCTCCAGGAGAACTTATTGCTAAATCAGTAGTATAAATACCAGGCTCTACTGAAGATTCAGACAAAACACCAGTCAATGGAGGAGAAAGTGAAGTATCATTTATAGTGCGTACATCATACTTAACAACTTGATTAGTAACTAAAGTCCCGTCTACCTCATCGACCAAAGATACAGATATTGGAAACTCTTCATTTATATCAGCACGAATCACTTTTCTTCTCCTATATACTTATTTAAAATCCTTTTAATAATAAGGTCTTATTAATTTTCTTAGATTTTTTAGAATTTAGTACATCCAGCCCATACTGCTCCTCATAAGCATCAGCTACTGACATAAGATGTTTTATTACTTCCTCTTCCGATAATGTTTTATTTATTATCTTATTATAATCTATTTGTTTAATAAGCCTTCCATGATCAATATAAAATCTATACCACGCTGCTTCACATCTATGTCGTTGTCCATGAGGAACAAAGTTGCCCATAAACCACCTAAAATTCTGAATCATATAATTTCTAAATGACTCAGTTTTACCCATTTCTATAACCTCTTTTAATGCCTCAACCCCTGTTTCATTGAATAATTTAACTATATCTGAATCCAAATGCATTAGCTATTTACCTCCATAATAACACTAACATTAACATAAATAATGCTTTTTTGATTACTTACTAATCTAGCAGATAAAATATCTCCAGCAGATAATGTGGTATCAGACCAATTTGAAAAAGAGCCTATCCTATCAGCGGTATAAGGAGGATTATCAAACGTGTAACACTCAACTTCTTCAAGGTGTGCCCAGCCCTCCTCAAAAGCTCCGTCTGTATGAACAAGATATATACCATCAGCATAAACCCACCCATTATTAGAAACTATAATTTCAGAGACATGATGAGACCAATCAGGATCCCCACTATAACAATGAATAGTGCCTAACTTCACATACTCAGATGGGATTGTTTTACCCACAGGGATGTAATAAACATCTAAATTCCCATCTAATGTACTTATCCAACCATTATGAGTAGAAATAGTTATTTTAGTGGACATTAGACGTTTGGGGCTATCACCAAACCTGTATTCAAAATCATTAAAAAATATGTTATCAAACGTTGCCAAATCACTATCTATTGAATTGTTACTTGCATGCCTAGAAGGTGTAATATTCATTACTTTATCACCTCCAAAAGCTTTACCAGTAAACTCAATTCCTGAGGACGGCGTCATAATAACAGTCCCAACATCTGGCACATTTTCTACTGAATTGTTTTTTATTAATTCTATATTAATTTTACCAGAAACATATCCCGATAAAATAACGTCACTTATTATTCCAGTTTGAGGGACAAAGTTACTCGAATATCCGGTAGTAAACAAAGTATCAAGATCATAGTCTTTATTAAAATTAAAATCAAACAACATATACTTTGTAGTCCCACTACCTGTACCACTAAGAGCAGTGTCTATGTAATCTTTTCCATAATATAAATCATCATGGGTATGAGTTTTATAATTTGGGTCAGAATTAATAGACAAAGCTATTTTATTTAATGTATCTAACTGAGAGGGAGCATCACTAACTATATTTCCGGATAGTGTAGTAATTGCATTATCCACATATTTATATTTTAAATCACTAAAAGCTTGATCCATAACAATCCTCCATAAAATTTACACTCCTAATTTCCAACCAACAGAACTATTATAATAAACCAATGCAAAATATGCATCGTCTTCATCTACTATAAGATCATCATTATTTCCAAAAATCTTTTGGCCCGCGCCAGAAATTGTTACATTATTAGTAGAACAATTACCTGGACCATCTATAAACTTTATCTTGTTACCCATTGAAGGATTACTTGGCAAAGTTATCACAATACCACTTACAGTAGAGTCCAAAAACAAACAGTCACCAACAGAGGCAGTATAATTTGAAGATATTTTTTGCCAATTTTCCTCTAACACAACATCCGAAAAAATAAGTCCACTAGCAGTAGTATCAACTCTTACATACTTACCAGCATACCCACTATATGTAGTAGGTGTATCTAACTCTCGTATAAAATAATGGTGTGCTTCATGATCGTGTTCCCACGGCGACAAAAAATCATCATCTTTTACTTGATCTTCTCTAATTTCACTACGTGCCATAACACACCTCTATTTTTTCTTTGTCCAAATAATGTCAAACACATCAGTACAGTCTTTAAAATAATCTGGAAGGATGAATTTTTTATCAGGATATTCTTGTTTAACTTTGTAACCTATGCAATTATCTACCATTTCAGTACAGTATAGCCTAGCAGCGGTAGTATAGTCAAAATTATAATCATAATTCACGCCCTCATTTAAAAATTTATATGCTTTATCAATTGCTCCAGGTACAATATAGTTATCTTTTAATCTTAATATCATTATATTATCACATCTCATAAAAGTAAGGATATCCTCTTTCGTAACTCCTTTACCTAACATATGAATAACATGATCGTCCCCAACGTATAAAGCAGCATGAGACCAATACCCTTTTATAGTTAAACTACCTAAATAGTGATCATACCGCCTCAGTAAAACATCCCCTGGTTGTAATAAATTCAAAATTTGACGTTGGTCTGGCCCTTTTATTTGATAGTGTGACTCCCCAGCAAATATAAAAAACATCGGCCAACCATAAATACGTATATCAGCTACCCAGGCTATTATTTTAGATTTAATGTTATAAATTAGCTTTATCATTATATTCTACTCCTTCAAATTTTTTAATTGTAAAGGTAGAATCTTCTTCATTAAACTCAGCATAAACAGGATAATTTATCAATGCTCCAGTATTAATATAGTATCTGTTATCACTTAATTTAATTAGTTTATGTTTGTGTGTATGCCCCATAATTATCAAGTCATAATCCTTATATTTTTCAACTGCTTCTTTTTCAATATCCAGCACCAAGGCATCGTATTTTTTATGTTGGACTTTTTTTGATATAGAATGATATAAGTTTAAAGTAAACCAATTAAAATTAAATCCTAGACGCTCTAAGAACCACTGTATAGGAAATAAAAACCTGGCTAAAGTTATATGCTTAGTAATTTTATAATCGAATTCATCACCATGAAACAATAAGGCCGTATTATTACCCAAAGACGTTTCATATTTAAAATACACGGGCTTGTTAGGAAACAAGAATTTCATAATACTTATCTCTGGATCATGATTCCCTTTAATTAGAACAATAAATTTAGGAGAGTTGTTTATACAATCAATTACATCCTTAAATTCTGAAACTACTTTATGGTAGTCCTCTTCCCAAGTATCAATAATATCCCCGATAATATATATTCTGCTATATTTATCATCAGTAATTAATTTTAATAATTCATTCTTAATTTTAAATAATGGCGACCCTAAATGTAAATCAGATAAAAATAAATACATAATTAAATCCTTTCTACAGCTTCTTACACTGTGTGTGCTCTATGTAATGTTAACATACACGCCATTTCCCAGTCATGGTCTGGCTCAGTGGTGTATAATGTGGCTCTAAGCCGCATACCCTGCCCAAGTTCATCTGAATCAGCACTTTGCATTCTTTGAAACCCCTGCCCGAGTAGAGGCAATCTATTTACAAATCTTCCTAAAGGAACTTCTAATGTAAACATGTTGTAAGAGCCATTTCCCGTTGGTGCTGGAGTTATATTTTCATACTTCTTCGTGGCAGAATTCCAATCTGCATTCCAAAATGCAGGAGTACGCCTAGTCCCATCTTCTGAAACTGGTATATATACTAGACCCCCTCTAGCATCAGTTAAATCAGAGGTCACTTCAATATGCCCATCACCTGCTGCAGGAACTACTAAATAACCCCCATATAAATTAAAATTAGTTCCACTTGAAACAGTGTATTCAGTTAAACAAGGGACAATAGTAAAAGAAATAGTATCAAATTGGGCATTATGCCAAATTACATACCCCTCATGAATCCAAGTCTCGTTTTCTACAATATTGAAATCAATATACAAATTTTGCTCAAACGACTCTCCAACTCTATGTTTTAATATAAAAAGTTCTCCATTACCAACATCCGTTATATCATTTACATTATCTCCGGCGCCAGTGAAATATGTTGTCGTTCCTCTAACACGAGAAGATTCGTGAACTTCTAATTTATTAGACCGATTAGTTACTGCCAACTCTACTTTATTTACCACTTCTATTTTATCATATTGATCCAAAGGCTGACCACTATGATTAGCAACTATTTCACGTAATTTAACTTCCCCTTCTGGACTCAAAGATTCTTTGAACCAAATATCACAAGTATCCCCCACAACTGTAATATAGTCCAATGCTACTAAAATTTCATCCGCTGAATTAATCTCCGCTTCCAACCTATCAGCAGCAACTATCTTATTAGGAAAATCTACTGATATTAAAAATGTGTATTTTTGTGCCGCCATAATAATCCCTCCAATATTATCCTACTCTCCAAAACTCAATCTCTGTATTCCACATATAAACTACAGCCCCATGTCTACTTGCTTGAAAACGCAATCTAAACGTGTGCTCACCTTCATCCAACTCTATATATCTAAAACCACTATCTGTGTAATAACATCTATAATCCTTGGGCTCTACTTCCGAGTATAAAATACCATCAAATCTATAATCATGTAAATCTACCCCATCTTCAAACAAATTCACAATGATACTTCTACTTGTAGATGTACATAACCACTGATAATACCACCCTATTCTATAAGTACCTTCTGGAACATTTACTACTAATTTAGTTTTCTCATACCACTTCTCTTCATAAGCAGTAGTAGACACTTTTTCAGGAGATGCTACTCTATAAAAATACGAGAATGGGAAAGACTCACCGCCGCCGCCGGATCCACTTTGTCGTAATTCAAATTTGTTTTCTGATGCATTATAAATAATGCGTTTACCATCATCTTCGGGTTGTGGCTTGTCTATAGGCCTCCCATGTATTTTTACCGCATCATGAACTAAATTAGTAATATCCGACTCTACATGGGTATGCCTTAAATCTGCTTTTGTATCAATGTTTTGCTGTAAAGAAATTGCAGTGGAATTTACAAAATCTTTAGAAGCGATGTTGTTTATATGTAAACTATCCTTTATACTTAATTCATAATGAGGTATTACATCATTATTATGTAAAACCCAATAAGGAACATATCCTTCTGTAATAGGAAAATCCTGTACTAATGCCACAGTATCTTCTGTCCCTGAAGCACCAGCTTTAAAGGCATCATGAACTTCATCAAAAATAAATCTGTAAGAAGGCTCCGTTCCTCTATCTATCTCAATTCCAGCTAATCCAGAAGAAACACCAGGCCCTTGTTCACCATTATTTATAAGAAGTAAGTTATCCTGAATTTCTACAATCTCAGTATTAGTAATAAACTGGGTCCCACTAACAGATAAGTTACCAAAAATAATTAAATCACCATCGACATGTCGCTTGCCATTAGCCAATAGATATTGTGGATGGTCATCTTCAGATAGTCCATCTAAATCTTTATGTAAATGTGTATGAGAAAGGTCAGACTTACTAGATAATTTAGAATTTACTTCCTCTTCAGTATAATACCTATCATCATGTATATGGTTGCTGTCTGACTTGCTATCTATATCATTCTGTAAACTACCTGAAATAGTATAAACAGAAATTTTAGTAAAATACCTATCATCGCCTCTCTCAACATTCAAATACTGTAAGTGATCATCATTAGATAGGCCTGATAATTTATTATGATCTGTAATAATTAAATCATCTATTTCTGGTTTTTTATAATATCGTAAATCATGATCATGCGCCAGTGGAGCCTTTCCCTTCAAAAATAAATCTATCTCCGGTTTATCATAATACTCTTCTGCAAAATCATACATATTTTGAGTTAGAGTTCCCGACAAAGCCGTTAAATCTGTGCATCTAGCCACACAATCGGGGAGTTGTTTTGAAGACAACCTCCCAGTATGCTGGGGACCTGAAAGCTCGTGTTCTTGGGGGGTAACAAAACTCAAAACTTTCATTCTTCCACGATCGTCTACATCAACACACTTATTATTCTCATTAATTATTCTGGTAACATCAACTGTATTAGATTGTTGTACTCCTGGAAGAGGTTCTCCTGTATGTTGACTAACTATTTGATTTAAAATAAGATGTTCATCTTCAACAAGCTCCGCCTTCATAAATATATGACATTCTATTTCATTAGATATAAAAACGTAATCCAAGGCTATAGTTATACTAGATTCTCTTATCTCATAAACAAGAGCTTCTGTGTCAACTTTAGAATTAGGAAAATCCTTTTCTATAGAATATATGTATTTAAAACTCATTTTTTACCTTACCCCCTATCATTAAGAAATCCTCCAAAACTCAATTCGTGCTCTTCTAATATAGCTCCGATTACTAGTAGTTTCCCCGGAAAAATCTATATCTATGTGATGAATTGCATTAGATAAACTAGAAATAGAAAAACCTCCCACATGGTGCCACGAATTAGGATCCTTACTTTCTTCATTCATTTCCATTAATGTAGTAGTATCATCTATTTGTACCCGTGCTTTAAAATCATTACCAGTACTGTTTCTGCGCCATTCAAATTGCCAACCTATTCTATAATCTCCCGCAGGAACAGTTGGAGTAGTATAAATCAGCTTATTAACATAAGAAGTGCTATTAGTACTACTAGTGCTATCACTTGTAGCCCAACCATACCAAGAACCAAAAGTAGACTCTATATAAACTTCTACTTGACCTCCGCCTTCATCTCTCACATCCTGTACAGAATCTCCAGTAAAATTCATTATTGAAAATGGGCTACCTGATACAGTAGTGTCTTCGTGTTTTATTGACATATTGGAACCTGATCCAGGAGCCCCATCAGCACCCTTTTCACCCTTTTCTCCAGTAGTAGTAAAAACAGAAAGAGACGAACCGTTTTGTTCTAATTCAAGAGTAGAAGTTCCATTATCTCTAATCGCCTGAACTTTTATTTTATCGTTTTTATTCAAAGGAGTTATAACAGTTACTGTAGCAGTATTCTCTCCATAATTATTGGTTCTGTTATACATTTTTCCGCGCGAGCCTGGAATTTCTGAATAACCACTTCCAGTATCTTTAACTATTCGCATAATACTATCAGTTCTGTTAGTACCATTGGTAATAGCTGTAGTAACTCTAGCAGTAATTATATATGTATAAGACTTAAGTACTTCCAATTCAGAAGAACCCGAACTATGAGAAAATAAATCAGATGTTTTATGTCTTTCGGTAGTAAGTGGCACATCTACCCAAGATGTACCAACAGTCGTTCCCCCAGTGCTATCATAAGCATCAAAATAACCTGTAAGAGACCCTGAAATAGTGACTACACCGTCTTCGCCTTTATCTCCTTTATCTCCTTTATCTCCTTTAACTCCTTTAACTCCATCTAATTTTACTATATTTAAAATAGTGTCGTAAGGAGCTGTCATGGTATCGGTGTTACCCTTCATAGCTTGCAAGGAAATAAAATCACCAACTGTAAGCTGCGCAATACAAGTAGCATCTACATCATGGATCTCTCCCTGATACACATCCGCGTAAATCACACTACCTGGAATAACGGTGGTATCATTCTTCACCAACCTACCAGACGCCCTAACAACACTCGTAGAAGAATTTGGATCTAACGCGGCTTTCATGTCATAACTTATTGAATATATACCTGTAGCTCCAATATTAATACGTTCAGTGTTAGTAGTATCATGAGTTAGTAATGAAGTATTTTCAACGTCCGTAGTGTCGCAAGTTACATCCTCCCAAGATGTGGTATATGTATAATCTGTAGTACGTCTTATTTGACATGCACACAAATAACCTACTCCGCTAGCCGTAGTAGTTGATCCATCTGAGTTTATAACTATTACCGAAAAATCAGTATCCCGCAGTGTATCTGGAGAAGACCCATTATCACCTTGCCCTACTTTAATAGTAAAACCAGTAGTAGTTACATTTGATACCATAGCGTTCGTATCGGTAACAGTTTGATACGGCTGCGCTTGTACACTATAATATTCATTTTTAGGTCGAGATGTGAAAGTAAAATCGTAAGTTCCAGTAGCAGATTTATTAACAGATAAATTATAACTATCTCTAAGCGTACCATCAGCATCTACCCTAGCAAACGCAAATACCCCATATCCTGGAGGGCCTTGGCTCCCAGAAGCAGTAGCGTCTACATATTGCTTTTGTACAAGATGGTAGTCCTCTGTGGCAGCAACACCACTAATGGTATGATTTAATTGCAAATCATTGTTGTCATACCACAGAGCGACTTCCTTATTATCACCAAAATAAATTTGGTCATCGTTTTTTAGATATAAGTCTTTACCCTTAAATCTACCCATTGTTTTCCGCCATTAAGTTTATTTAGTCGTGCACACAAATCCATTCAAGTTGATAATTAGTAGAATCAATATCACCAGAAAATAAAACTGTAAACCCAGTAGTTGCCTTAGCAGAAATAATTGTCGGATAAATAGCTGGATTAGCGTCCACCGTGTTATTCATCATAACACTAATAGTATAATTAGTATCTGCGTAAGCACTAGCAAAGGTTACTGACTTACTACTGTCATTAGTAGCTAAAGTTTCTCTACCAGTTTTAATTCCTCCGCCGACCTGTTGATCAACATATTCTTTGGTAGCTAGATCAGTAGGCTGCACTGGATCAACACCACTAACGGTAGCCGTAAAACCTCTGGTTCCATCCACTCTCACATACTGTGGATGATCATCATCTCCTAATCCAGTTAAATCACCATGGTCAGTGATCATGTCATTGACTAAGGAACCACTTAAAGTAGCAATCTCATTATCTACATAGTTTTTAGTAGTTAAATCACTAGATGCTATAGGATCAACGCCACCAACGGTGCTTGTAAAAGCTCTAGTTCCATCTACTCTAATGTATTGAGTATGATCATCATTTCCTAAATCTTGCAAGTCACTATGGGACATAGACATTCCCATAGGCCCCCACTGTGAACCATCATACAAATATAGAAGTTGTTCATCTTCCACATATACGGCAGTGCCTGCTGTAGGAGTTACAAAATCCCAAGAACTACCATTATATTCAGCTATATCGTCTTCATGTCCCGCCCAGGCGCCAGTAGCTGTTGGTATTACTAAAAACCTTTGCCCTTGAGCAGGAGTAGCAGGCGGAGTAGCTGAACGAGATTCAACCGATTCCTGCCAATCTAATATAGACAACGCTGTGATTTGATCCTGTAATGTTCCAGAAGTAGTCAATAGTTGGTCATAACGAACTAAATGTGTGTTTTTAGTAGCTTTTTCTCCAACTATAGGGGCGTCTGACAGAAAATCAGTGCCATCATAATACAAACTAACATCGTCACCAGTGCCAAAATAAACTCGTTGGTTGTCTTTTAGTTTTAAATGTTTGCTTTGAAATTTAGCCATTTATTAAATACCCTCCTCATATTTTAACTATCCAATTTAGTTTATAATTAGGTGAATCCATATCACCAGAAAATAAAACAGTAAAACCACTTACAGTTGTGTTAGAAACTAGTGTAGAGTAAATCGAAGGTTCTGCATCAATAGTGTTTTCTAAAGACACTGTAGTAGTATAATTCGAAGAACTAAGTACATTAGAAAAAGGCACAAACAAAGAAGTCGCACCACTTACTAATGACTCTTTTCCATTTAATTCGTCCTTTATTTCAGAAAACTCTAACCCAGAACCATCATTTCTAACTTTAACATACTTACCTTCATGACCACTATAAGTGGTCGGGGTATCCAATAAACCTATAAACTCATCGTGATGATTTAATATAGCATCATAGAGAGTACCTGATAAAGTATTTATCTCTGATTTGGTATAATACCGACTATCACCTCTAACAGTATTTAAATACTGTGGATGATCATCATCTAATAAACCACTTAATGCTCCATGATCAATATTAAATGAGCTTCCTTCTACTTCATAAATTGCTCTAAGTTCTGAATCACTGGTGGGAAATACATGTATAAAAGTTATTTCTTTTGGTCCGCTTTGAATAAAATCACTCGGACTATGAAGAGCTTGTCCATTAAAAAATATAGTAATCTTATCTTTAATGTAATTAGTAGTAGTATTAAATACCTGATTACTTCCATCCTTTAAACCAGACAAAGGATCAGCTACAACTACTGACGTTATTCCTTTCCCACCTAGTTTCCTTAAAACAATCATGTAAATTACCGTCTCCTATTTTGTATACTCACAAAATACAAATGACCAGAATACTCCTTTAGGAGTGGACTATTTTTATCAGAGTTTTTAAAATAGTACGTTCTGGTCATCAAATTTACCTCTATCAATATAAAAGTATTTTATTTAATCGCTATGTGTCGGTTCTACACTTGACTCCTGTTTTTCAGCGGCTGCCGTTTCCTGACCTTCCCCTCTTATACGCTTCATGGTTTCCCGTCTAGCTTCATCTCTTTCAGCAGCTGCTATAACATTTTCTAACATATTTACTATAATCAATTCATTAGTTTTTAATTGTGCTATTTCCCCTTGAAGGGTATAAAGCTGTTTTATCTTTCGTTCAATCTCAGCATTATATCTTTTTACCAAAGCTGAAATAAAACCAACTTCTTCCTTACTTATAAGTTTCTTATCCTCGGCCTTAAATAAAATATTCCTTAATTTAGTATCTTCTTCTCTATTAGGACTTTGAACTTGCATATTTAAACTTCCCCCTTTAAACCCAAATTCTTCAGTGGCCCGATAAATAATCGAGCCACTGTTATTTTTTATTTCTTATTGCCTTATTACATATGTTATGTTTCTTCCAGCCTGTACATCAAACATAAAAGTAATACTTGTACTACTAGTTTCAGAATAATCTCTGTCTCCATTGGCACCATTAGTACCCGTAGAAGCAGCGAGCAACTGACCATCTACATATACATCCATATTTTTGCCTTCAGCTCCGGATGTAGAATCAGGAGTATAACTAATACTACCAGGTAACGTATGTGCTACATTCTTAGTAATACTTGAACTAAGTGTTTCCACATATTTATCAGCTGAACTTGCAGTAATACTATCACTTAAAGTTTTAAGTTCTTGATCAATAGCATCTAAAGAAGCTGTAATAGTTTGACCATCGCTGATATAATTATCCTGGGAATATAATCTACTCCCAATACCATCATTAAGCGCATCAACTGCGGACTTCAAGTCACTTGGATTAGATGATAGTATGTAACTAGCTGTGTCATTACTCCATGGCAAAGGACTGCCATCATTATCAGTAGCACCAGTATAACTCCACAAGTTATAAATATCTTCCATTAATTCTACATCACCTTCCCAAGAATTAATGAAATCTGTACGTGCCCAATCATATTCTTCCATATCTGATAAAACTTTTCTTCTAGGATACACAATCTGAATATGAGAAGGAGTGGTACCCGACACTGTGCTTAAATCTGTAGCACTATTATTGGCGTAAAAACGAACATAAACATCATTTCCAGCGCCAGAACCAGCAAAGTCAGCACCATCATGAAACTTAGCATAGATAGTGTCACCTGCATTGGTTTTAATCTGAGAACCAGTATTCATATCTATAACATCTATCATACAAACACGATCCGAGCCACCCTCATCGTAATAAGACCCATTGTTTGCAGTACTTGCAAAAATAGGTAAACCACGTCTGTCGGCAGGAGTAGCATATGGAGCCGTAGTAGTAAATAGAAACCCAGTACTAGCACTAGTTACAGCAAAACCATTCCCAGAGTTATCTTCTCGTACTGGAAGAATTATAGTTTTTGCATCTAGTGTATTACCAGATAAATTAGATAAATTCAACTCCTTATTATTTGTATTACTGGCATCAGTATTACTAGGATCAAAATACTTACCTAAAGAATCAAACCAGTTGGTAGTACCCTTAGCGTCTTTGACGAGAGTTCTGATTACATTCAAATCAGCCTCTAGGGAACCTGATACAGTGGGTTCTGCAACACTAGAAGAATTTACATTAGAAACCGCGTCATCATATGTCATCGAACGCCTAATTTGTTCTAGCTGTCTGAGTAAACTTCTAGCCATGTTTTATTTTCCCCCTAACTATTATGTATTTAACTTCTAACCATACTATCTAATTCTTGAATTCGTTTTCTCAAAATTCTACATAAACTATCTTTATGTGCTCTACTATTAGCCTCATTTAAAGCTAATTTAAGTAATTTTTTATTAGTACAAACAGGAATTAGTTCTCTAGCCTTTCTAACAGTAAGATCAACAATATCCAAGGCATCCATATCATCAACCCTGCCTAAACTTTTATCGTCTTTTTCTTTAGAAACAACAACTTCTTCTTCCATTTCAGCATTATCTGGCAATAAAACTACTTCCCATTTATTAGTATCTTTAAGTTTCACACTCTTGAGCCACGCTACGAATTCATCTCCAGGTGTCAAAGAATATTTCTTCCCATATTGTTCATACAGTTCATCTAAAGGTATCTTTCTACCAGGGCCTATGGTTCTTTTCATAGCGTGAGCCCACATAGGTGATTTATTTTGTACATAACCATTCATAATAACTTCTCCTTTTCTAAATAATCATTAACTTTTCCTTTAAAACATAGGTTAAAACATAATTACGGGGTATTAGAAAATAACCCAACCACGACTTGCATTATAATACACTAGTTTAAATGCTGCGCCGTCTGTATCAATAGTCATATCCTGGGACAAGCCCATTATATTATTACCATTTCTAGCAAGTGTTACATTAACTGTACCACAATTATACCCACCATCTAAGAAATGAATTTCATCTCCCATTGTAGGACTTCCAGGCAATGTTAATGTGTAAGCAGTTCCGCCAGAAGTATCAACAATAATTCTTTGTCCAGATGAAACATTAGCATTAGATGTTATACTAGACCAAGTAGCTCCATTCCAAACAGTACCATAAGTTATATTAGCCCAATCTTCCGCATAGGTATCAAAGGCAAAGGTGATTCTTAACTCGCCACCAACAACAGCGGCTGTATAATAATCGGAATCGTTCTTATTTTTTACACCGTTTAAGAACACTTCTAAATCACTAGGCACTGAAGCAAAACCGCCATTGTATGCCCAATAACCACCGGAGGCGTTATAAGTAAGTTCAGCCTCGTAAGCCACTGGCTGCGAAGGCCCAACCACACTAACTGTATCTGTAGAGGAATCTACTGTAATAGACACACCGTTACTACCATTTATAGTAAGTGTATCTAGACCTGAAGCTGTAGTTGTTGTAGTACCATTGGTTACATATTTATATGCATCTACCAAATTCATCTGGCCATCTACATAATCTTCAACCGCCTTGGCCGTAATCAGCTGATCATTAGTATTACTGCCAATAGAAGTTGCAATTTCATTAACGGAAGTTCCACTAGCTAATGATAAATAACCCTCAACACTAACATCGTGAGCAAACGTTACACCACTAGTTGTAGGATTAAATGTCATAGCAGAGGTATCAGCAACAGCAGTAGCCGTCATATAGAGCATATTATTAGCTGTATAGCCACTTGGAGTATCTGTCAATTCCAAGAATGTATCAAAAGCATCGATAGTAATAGTGTCAGTTCCAGGTGTAACTGTAACTGATGCCCCACCAGTAGCAGCAAAAGTAAGTGTATCATCATTCCCGGATGCCTCAGCAGTATTAGCGCCATCCGTTATGTACTTATAAAAATCTAAAGCGGTAGTAGCACTACTTAGTGTACCAGAAACTGAATTTACTAAACTAAACACACTACCAGCTGTGGGCAATTGATCATCAGTAGAATTACTATCAACACTTGAAACTATTTCATTTACAGTAGTACCAGCCGATAAACTAAAAACACCGCCTACATTAAATTCACTATTACTTGGATCAAACGTTACAGACGAATTACTGGCAATTCCAGCAGCTGTCATATAAAGAGTATTATTAGCTGTGTAAGCACCAGGTGTGTCAGTAAGATCTAAGAATGTGTCGAAAGAATCAATAGTCAATTTATCCGTAGCTGAATCAATAGTTACGGTAGTACCACCAGTACCTGCAAATGTAAATGTATCAGTATTACCGGATGCATCAGATGTAGAAGTACCATCTGTAAAAGATCTATATATATCAAGATTAGTAGTACTTTGGCTCAAAGTACCCGAAACTGAATCTACATATGTATAAATAGCTTTTTCAGTAACTAACGTATCGTCATCACCAGGTGTGGCCATCACTGTAGTAATATCAGTTACAGACGCACCTGAGCTCAAACTCATACCATTAGTACCAAAAGTAGCTTCTGTTACACCAGATGCAGTTATTACAACGGTCTCATTACTTTGACTTACAACTATATTGGTACCATCAGCAGCTGTATCACCAAAACTCTGTGAGGAAGAAGCTACCCCCATAAGCTTTGTAGAACCAGCATAAGCACTAATAGAATCAGCTGTAGTATCAATCGTTATATAAGAGGTTCCATGTGTATCAAATCTATAATTAGTACCATCCCACCAAGGAACCCTGTTACTATCTGGAGAGTCTTCTCGTGTAGCAACAGCCTGAAGAGTACCAGAAACCCCAACCCTAAAGTTATCTTGATTCTCATCATATAAGAAGAAATAATCAGGAGCAGTCCCGCGATCTACTTGAATACCAGCTTGACCTTCGGTTACGCCTGCGCCGGTTTCTCCAGAATTAATTACTAATAAATTGTCTTCAATTTGAACTGTCTCAGTATTAGAAATAAACTGTGTACCAGTAACAGTTAAATTTCCGCCAATTGTTACATCACCCGTAGTATAAATAGGTGAACCTAAATATTTACCAGCCTTGGGCTGAATTACGCCACTCCAGGTTTGTTCCCAAACAATATCATTCTGCAACGATCCAGAAGTAGTACTAATTAAACTATCAACCTCAGACTGAGTATACGTATTATCAATTTCACTTTGTAAATAACCAGAGGTAGTAGTCAGCATACTATCTATCTCTGTTTCTGTATAATAACGATTATCTAATTGACCATTGTCAAGTTGAGTCTTAGTGTAGTATCTATCATCATGATTATGGGCGCCAACGGTTCCACTAATTGACGCAAGTGAATCCGAAACCATATCACCAGTATATTTATAAAAAACGCCCCACAATGGAAGAGTTTTACCATTGGCAGAGGGGTCCGCGTCAAAATATACAACACCAGCAGACTGGTCATATTCCCAATTGAAAGATGTTTCTGAAGGTAAAATTTCTTTATTGGAATCGTAACCAGTACCTGTACCATTATCCTCAAATAATCGTAGTTTATACTGTGTCTCAGCATATCTCATCCATTGGTCTAATCTTACATGACCTCTAGACGAATGTCCTGCTGTTTGACAATTATCTTCGTAAGCAATCCACGCTTTATTACTATTAACTGTAGGATCTGCTGTTAGCTTTACAATGTGCTCTTCAACTTTACCAGCAGCAATACCACTAGCAGTAAGTGGCCCATAATCAGAAACTACATCAGTTACTGGAACTTGACTAGCTAAAACCTGATGTGGGTTCTTAAGAGCAAATGCCTCATTAGTAACGCCTTTGGCAGTTGAAGTAAATCCTACATTGCTAAGATGCTTACTTTGAATGCTTTCTCTATAAGTATCATTAAACGCCATAATTTAGATTTCTCCTTTCTTATAAGTTTACAATGTAGGACTAAAAGTGACAGAATTCAATGCCGTCACCGAACTAGCTGAGAATTTAATTCTCATGATAACTCTATTACCATAAGAACTAGAGCTAGTAGTTCCAAAACTAAAAGCAACAGAAGATCCAGACGAACCAGAACCAAGACACCCATTACCTCCATACACCGTCTGATCAACACTTAAATCTTGCCAAACACTTGTATTGTTATTACCATAATCAGAGCAATTAGGATATCTTAATTGGACCTGCACGTTACTTCCTTGAATCACATTAAGAGCATTACTCCAACCATCAAAAGTTATAGTACCTTGAGTAAACACGCCTGAAGCAATAAACACCCTGTAATAATAAAAGTCCCCTGTCTGACCTGAATAATCTGGTCCGGCTGGGGAGAATGTAGAATGATTAATTGTAGGATACTTTAAGGTACCATTATAAACAACCAGACCTTTTTCTGTTAATGTAGTAATATTATCAGAAGAACTCCAGTTGCTGTCAGTCCAAGTAATACTTGTATTATTAAAATTCTCATCACCCTTAAAACGTTTATTTTCATCATCAAAATACTCTACTGTGCTCGTGCTAGTTGTTCCATATGTATCAATTCTATATGTTCCAGCAGCAGAGTCACCAGAGGTAGCACTCGCAAACACATTTCTGTAAGTGGCCTGGGCTCTAGCATCCATATCCCTAAAATTACCCGTACCAACAGTAATAGTAGCGGAATAACCTGACTGTCCTGATATAGTATCAGTAATGGCCAATGGCTCAGTAAAGCCAATCTGCGATAATGTAGGAGTTACATCAGACGCATTAAATTGTCCCACATGCAACGTCATAGGATTATCAACATAACCACGATCAAATAATGTATCACTATTATTACCAGTTACAGTGAAAGTAGTATTTGATGTATAATAAGGAACACCGCTAAGATGTTTATTAGTCGCAGATGCCAAGGAAACTGTTGGAGCAGCAGCAGTTATTGCCTGACTTGTTGTATCTACCCAGAAACTAGCATAAGTATAATTCTGACTACCACCGACAGAATGTTGTACGGTGATTTGTCCCTGGAATCCTGCTGGCAAAGTCACTGTAGCACTCATACTAGCAATTTGATAGGCTGGCCAAAAACTAGAGTAACCATCAACTGATGTATTCATACAACGTCTATTAGTAAGACTAATAACGTCAGTACCAGTACCTCCTGCTGTGTGATTTGGGTTAGTTCCTACATCAGATTCAGAATCTTCGTAAGAACAACCATCACTAGTCCAAGCAGAAGCCAGATCTAACTGGCCTATAACAGCAGAATCTCTATAAATATAAAGTGTGCCTTCATCCGCGGGATAAAAACCGCCAGAAATACTGATTTCCATGGTGTTATCATCAGTAAATCTAATAGATGTACCTGCCGAAACACTTGATGTATTATCAGTATATTCAGTTGAAGGGGCACCACTACTAACTTTACCAGTCTGATCAATATCATCAATGGCGAATGAAACAGTACCAGGCCTAATAGCATACTGAGAAGTCTCCCCTACATAATTAGGACGTTTGGGGATAAGATAAGCCATATCTTTAAGGTTGGTATTAGGCTCATCATACCAACTATCCTCACCTACAACAAGATCCATCATGTATCTAATATAGTTCAAATCATCTTCCAAGTTTTGAAAGTAGTGTCGCCTATAAGCCGCACTTGAATCACTCCCAGCAGCTGCAGGATTAATAGTAGCAGTAGTTCCAGACACGGCAGTAATTTTATAAGTGCCGGCTGCAGCGCCACTATCAATAACAACGAAGTTATTGACCTCGTCTACTCCAAAACTAGAAGGATCTGTAACTGTAGTAGAACCAGAAACGGCTGTCAGCGTGCCAGTATAATAATGTCTACCAGCAGTTTCAGCAAGGCGTCGTTTCATATCTGTGAAAAATGTACGAGTACCTCTAACTTGCTGTAGTTGTTCAAATAAGCTTCTTGCCATATTTAAGCTCCTTCCATAGAATTTAAATTACATTGATCCTCTAAGCTTATCAATTACAAAATGTAATACATTAGAAAATCTATGAAGCACCAATCCTATAAACAACCAATCCAAATAAGGGGTCACAAAATGAACATCCTTAAATAAAAACAACGCCATAAACGCACCTATCCAAACCGACGTACAATACCCACAATCCAATAACCTATGTAACCAATTAAAAACCCTGTTCTTATGTCCTTTAGTAAATATAAACTTCCTAATAGGCTCTGTTATTTCAGCCTTAGTAATTAATTCAGTAAAAGCTTCAGTAACTACCACTGCAAAAATTAATTTATAAAACATCATAAACCATTCTAAGTTTCAATGTGCTCTGCACCCTTTTACTAACAGAGCACATTGACTCTTTTTTTCATTTTATAAACTACGGTCAATAACACCAATTCCCAGCATTCTACTATCCAAACATGCGAAACCTAATTCAGCCCAACCAAAAAAGCCTTGTTTTTGACTACGCAATAAAGTTGGATCTTCAAGAGCTTCATACTCTTTTCTGATAGGCATGACTAGTGAATCGTTTGTAGACAAATCAAAACCTATAATCTGTGTTTCGCCCAAAGTAGCTATAGTACCATCAGCATTGGTAACATTGGGGTTATCTAAAGTATAAGCGTTATAACTTTCCCCACTATCAGCAATAAATTTACCATACTGAGATGAATGACCATTGATATTGTACAACCCAACAGCTCCTAAGTGCTGTACTTCATGGAGCCTAACACTCCAAATAGATCCCATACCAGAAGCCTGAAAAATCTCACGTCTAGTGACAGGATCAATATCTGTGTCAGTCCATTCACGAATATCAGCAGCGTCCTCAGGAGAAATATAAATGTCAGTTAACTGACGGCCGATTCTTTTGAAACCCACCATCATTTTATTAATCAGCTCCTTTGACAAATAACCAGCACCTGTAGAAGCGTTGCTAATTTCATAAATAGGAGCTGGGCGAGAACCCAACAAACCTTTACCCGAAAAAGCAGAAGTAGCAGCGGGCATAATTACACGCCAACCACACTCTTCCTCATAATTAGCCAAGTCTTTGGCTACTCTAGCAGCTGCACGTTGAGCAATATCAATACGAGAGTCACGTGCATACGTTAATTTCCAATCTGCTGAGGCATCGATTGTAAAAGTGGGAACATACACCTCTTCTCCAATGCCTTCAATAAAATTCTGTGCTACATATCCTAATCCAGGAAGGACCCAAACTGGAATCTCGAAATCTTCCACTCTGTTACTTTTATGACCTAGTATAAAAACTAGGCGGGGAAAGTTCTTCGACTTTCCCTCTCATAGTTTCCTATGAGTTCAGACTATATCATCTTCCTATAAGGAAGGAGAACGTGGGTAAGTGTATTTCATATCAATCTTATACACCATACTGTCAGGAACAGCATCAAACAAATTTAAAAGTTTATTAGCATTAGTGGCATTAAAAGCGATGTAAGTACGGCCTCTATCTTTTCTTAAACTAGTGGTAATATTAAAGTTACGCTTAAACCAACATTTTAACATTTCGTTACCACTATAACCAAAAGAATGGCTAGATAGATATATTTCTCTACTTTTAATTTTAGTTTTATCATTCTTAAACTTATGCAAGACTAAACAACCATTATCTAAATACATTATTAATAAAGCAACAGAAGTTTTTAATAAATTTAAAGCTGACTGACTAATAGTTTTTTTGTCATCTATATATAATAACTTTCTTAAACGTTTAGTTATGTCATTTGTAAAAGATATTTCACAGTATGGATATTTACCACCATACTTATTAACGTTTACTTTTCTATCAAAAGCATTATACAATAAATCAGCCTTCCATTGTAAGTATTCTAGTTGTTTTTGGCTATGTCTAACACATAATCTTCCTTTTTTAGTTATATGACCATCCCATAAAGCCATGGATGCTAATAAAGAAAGCTTATAGTACTTACTATTTGTTTGTGTGTGAAGATTTTTCTTCATGTAATTGTTCCTTTTCATAGTCGTTGAGGGGCCAATAAAAAAGGCTTCCCTGCTGATTGTCCCTATCTTTAAGATTTTTACACTTTGGTACTTAAAGCCTAACAGGAGTTTCCAGCATATAGTTCTCTTTTTCACCTACATATTACTATATAGGGCGCCAAATGATTTAGCGACTGGGTAAACCACTTAATTTATTATATTTCTATAATAAGTGGACTCTATCATCACCATTAGGTGCTTTGCGTATTAGTCTCTGAGGTGTCTTATTTAGTGTTTAATATTTTATTTCTACAAACTATATCAGACTTAGTATATGTTATTGATCTACATTCATTACATAAATTAATATAATCAATAATATTCTTACATTGCTGATGCTTTATAATCAATTTATCTTTTAGTAAGTTAGATATTTTAAATAAAGAATTAAAGGATCTTATATATATATTATATATTTTATTGGTTTTAATTCTTTTAGTAGCTTTAGATGGAGATTTTCTAATATAATATTTTATGCCCGCGGCATCAAAAATTTCAATCAAATTAGCTAAACAAGTATCAGATCCAGTAATAATATCCAAAGTAGGGATAATTCTATTTTTATTAGTTACTACAAAACAAAAGGAACCATCACCATCTATAAAACCTGCTAACCATGATAAAGTACGGTTTCTAAACCCATAATCTTTATTATAATTACTATTTAAAAAAGATAATTCATCATATAAAGTCATTTGATATTTAGTATATGGAGTATTATTTTGTTTCCATCCATAATTATCTACCATAAATAATCTGTTTGCACAATATTTAGAAATTAGCTCTAACTGCCCGCGTCTTACTACACAACTGGCCTTGTACAATTCAGAAAAGTCTCTACATTTAGATAATCTGGAAATAGTCAATTCCTTTTTGTCTCTACTCACAGTGCCTTTTCTATGTGCAATATGATGGTTTATATTAACACTTTTAAAAACTTGATGTAAAACCTCAATTATATCTTTATTAGCACTAACAAACTGAATTGTAGGTCTTAACTGTAGTTTTCCTCTTGGAAAAAACTTATGTATGTAAACTCCAAAATCACTATCTATCAAACCAGCCAAATAATTAGTACTACAACACTTTAATAAGTTACCTGCATGATTGTCCATATATCCTCCTTATTATCACCATATCAGTAAAGGACGGCTTTAGGATTTTCCAGCATATAGCAAAGTTTTAACAGGCCGTATACCCCCAGTGAGTACCATTAAGCCTGTGCGCCGGGACCCAAACGCTCCACGGCAAACAACTGTCTCATAATAGATTCCAATTCAACCTTCTGCAGGATAGGAGTTGTAATGGCAGCAGCAAAAGCCCTATAAGCAGCTATGCCTTCTTTAGTATTAATGTCAGCAGTAGCTCTAAAAAGCTCCATCATTTCTTGTCTTTCCATAATATCAAACTCCTCCTTGAAATAATTTGGGAAGCATTAAAACATGCCTTAATCCCATTTTTTTATAAAATTAAACCATCAGTTTCACTCTGATGGGGTAAAGCGTAACGTTATTGATATTGGCTGTAGCTTTAGCAGCACTAACACCTTTACACACTCTGGCTACAACAGTGGTCACATGAGGCAGACGCTTTCCATCATATGTATCACTACCAGCAGCTGAATTACTTGTAGTAAGTCTAGCGCCAGCATTTGCAGCCACATACATAAGAGCACCAGGAGCTATAGCAGCAGAAACAACTGCATTTGTTCCAGCAGTACCTGTAAACTCTGCAGTATAATGTACTGTGTCCCAAATACCTAGATGTGCCACACCTACAGGAGCTTCAGCGGTGCCTGTAATATTACCCGCGCCATCATATGTAGGAGCAGCGATAACATCACTAGACCCTAAATCACCAGGCATAAAATACATTGTAGGATGAACTTGGTGATAATCAGTCTTTACCTTTTGCATAGATAAACCAAAAGGCACACGCTCATCAGCATTTGTAGGTTCGGTACTTACTCTATCATACCTGTACACTATGGCCTCTTGATTAGCAGCACTATTAGATAGGTATAAGGCAGCTCCAGCATAACAAATAACACCGCCTACTCCAGCTGATCCGGTCCCCGTCTGCGCACCATAAGTACAGAATTGGTTTTCAACAACAGGATGTCTTGGTACAAACATATCCTTTTTCCTCCTTAATTAAATTACTAACAAAATTATTTAGACTTCTTCATTTCTTCCGCCAACGCTTTTCCTAACTCCGCATATTTAGCAATCATATCATCTGAAGGACGGCCTTCAAAATTTAAAGCAGCTGTAACTGCTTTTGTTTTATCAATGTTTGCCGGAGGAGGATCTCCTCCATCATCATCTCCATCACTGGCTTTCTCATCAGCTGCCTTTGTACTTGCAGTTTTTCCGGAGTCTTCTGCGTTGTCATCTGTTGAACTTTCCTTATTTTTTGCCAATTCGGCCACAACAGATTCACGAATAGAAACCAATTCACTTTTATATGAAACAAATTCCTCATCAGACATTTCTCTGACTTTAGCTGTCTGAGCCTCATCATCAGCGATCTTAACACCCGCTTCTTCCAACTCAGCCATTCTTTTTTCTGAAAGTCTGTCTTTCTTAATATCTTCGAGCGACGCTTCAACCTCAGCCATTTTAGTCTCAAGTTCTTTCTTCTCTTCCTGGGCTGCCTCAAGCTCAGATTCAAAAGTAGAAACTTGTTCTTTTAATTCTGTGGCTTCAGTTTCATAAACCTTCAATTCCTCATTTCTTTTTTCAAGCGTAGTAGTTAAATCAGCAATTGTATCTGCTGCTTCACGAAGAGCTTCTTCGGTCTGCGCAACTTTTTCAGATTCTTCTTTTTCTGAAAAAATTTTAGCAACTACAGACTTAATATCCTCATAAAGTTTTTCATCCATCAATAATACCTCCTATGTAATTTAATACCAACCTGACATTAAAAATCTATTCTTAGTATTTTTATTATTAATTCCTTATCCTATTCCTAAAACTAATCAGTTTTATCTACTCCATTGGCTTGGGAAAGGGGTTCCCAACCCACTACAATGTAGCCCTTCAATTTCAGGATCTGTAGATGCAAGCATCCATCTAATGTCAACTTCTACACTGTTACTACCAGTAGATTTAACTGTAACCATATTAGATGCAATATCTTTTTCTATGTAAACATAACCATCTTGAGTACCACTTGTTACAGTTAACACTATATTACAATGTTTAGCTAACTCTAGCCCATGAAATTTAACACCACTGGCTACAACAGTATCGGCTCCGCCGCTAATCAAATGACTTGATCCCCACATAAAAGGGTAGACATGATTATTGCCCATACTCTTAAAAACCATTCGAGTATTGTCATCAGCGGAAATCTTGGTAAGCTTAGGAACACTTTTAAGTGTCCCTGTTTGACCGACGTTCAGTTGTGGCATATTCTATACCTCCTTCAATTAAAAATCTTTGCTTCTAGCATTAGCAATGGTCATTTCCAAAGTTTTTAAAAGACTTTTCCGTCTTGCCTCTACACTTGATTTCTTTTCTAAAGATTTCAAGTAAACAGAAATGGCTTTCTCTACTTTGTGTATCAAACAATCTTCATCGGTAGCACTCCTAGAAAAAGAAGTACAACCAGTAGAATACTTACTACACCAATCTTGGTGTAGTAAATCAGCTTCAGACCTAGAAGACTCATCTTTATACACATACCTTTGGTAATTAACACAAAGACCAACAGTATCCTTATACTCTAACTTTCCTGCCTCAGTTTCCTCTGTAGACTTTTTATCCTCTGAATTTTCTTTGGTAGAAGTGTTTTTTGATTCAACAGAAATGTTATCTTTATTTTTAGGGCCTTCTACCTTAGAATAGGTTACATTATTATCCTCATCCAATTCCAACACTATTTCCAACTCAGTACTATCTTCTTTTTTATCAGTTTGTTTTGCAGTTTCTAAGATTACTGACGGAGGATTAGCTGGTTTTTCAACTATTCCGCAACCTGAAAAGGTTAGTCCTCTGAGAACACGTGCTACAGCTCCTTTGGCAATTTCTTTTTTCTCCTTAAATACCTTAGCCACTTTTCCTAACATACTATTGTTAGAAGCTATACCTAAAAACTCAGCCTCTTTTTTAGATATAAGTAAATCACCTATCTTTATATCATAGTCTTGATAGTATGCTTCCATACTAACTTTCCATTTTCCTTCAGCAACTTCTTTAGCTATTTCTGGAAACCTGTTTTTGTAAATAATACCAGCAATAGCAATGTGAATATCTTTACTATCCAAACTAGCAGTTTCCATACTGGCTAATTCTTCCAAATCTAACGAGTTGCCTTCCTTATCCATAAAAACCCTATCATAAATATGACCAATTATTTCATCTTCCTTATGCTCTACATCTAAAGCTTTATTAATAATAGTACCTTCGGCTTTCACAAGTTCGGAAGGTGTAAAATAGGCATGATTAAGATTTTCTCCTGAAGAAACAAAAATAGCAGAAAAATACATCAAATCCACTTGTTTTTCTTTGTCTTTTGGTAATTCTATGACTGATGAAGCTGCTTCCCATAAAGCCTCAGTTCCTTCTTCTATTTTAATATCTGCCTCTAAATAAACTGAGTTTTCCATTTAAAATTCTCCTTATTTAAAATTTAAAAGGACTTACACACCAAACCTAACTTTTGAAACATTGTCTAAAAATACAGCAAATTCATCTTCATTAAGTATTTCCTTAGCTCCGTCCAAAAAAGCGGCATATTGTTTTGCTGTCATTTCTGGTATATTTTCAATTATCTTTAAAGAGGCGGCTTTCTTCTTTAAATCTTGTAATTTTTGGTTTGGTTTTTGTCCTCTTTGAGCACTAGGAGCGGTCTCCTTAGTCTTGGTATTAGTTTGTCCCTTAGGTCTACCCTGTGAGGGAGAACCAGTAGGTGCGCCCTGTGAAGGCTGTGTTTTAGCTTGTTGCCAAGGGGATCCTATAATTCCGAAAATACCTGACTGAACTAAATCAAATTCTGATTTCATATTGTTGGCTTCATTAGGATAATCATACCCCAGCTCTTCTAATGCAGTTTTGTAACTTATCATGCGTCTATCCACCAATGCCGCTAAAGTATTCATGTATAAAATAGGATCTTTAAGAATACCTTCATCCCAACGAATTTTAGGAAACCTATCAAAACCCATAGTTTCTGCTATCTGTCTATATTCCATGTAAATCCATCCTTCAATTTGATTTCTAGCGTATGTTACCAATTCAGAAATACTTTTGGAAACCATTTGAGATTCTGCTGTACCCAATTCTCCTACACCATCCAACATCATTCTTGGAATAGATAAACCACCAGTAATATCTTCATTAACTTGTTTATATTTATCTTGCCCTAAAATAGCTTCAATTTCAGGGGAAACTATTTTTTCTATCTGTAGAGTGTGATTCCATACCACGTCAAAACTTTTACTAGTGGTATTAAATAAATTAGCAACAGCAGTAAGCTCTTCTTGCTGAGTCACAGGATATTCATCATTACCAATAGTCACTTTAAGGATGTAATTGGAAATACCATCTAAAGTGCTAGTATCTGCTTCTTGTAATTGTCTTTTATATTCTAACGCATCAAAAATTCTTCCTATTCTAGGTCTGGAATACCTTTCATAAGGTTGCTTTCTGTAATTTATAATACCTATTAATCTAGAATCAAGTTGGTATTCTCCGCCTTTTTCAGCAGCCCTTTTTAAATCCGCGGGCAGAGATTTTATTAAATCCTTTTCATTTTCAGTAAGCTCATTTTTAGGCTTTTTAAGCAGCCCAGTTAATTCTTGCGGTAAGGTTATTTTAACAGAAACTTTATCAAACAATAAATTACCCTCTATAGTAGTTAGAGTGGGGTTTAAAACTGTATAAGCTATGGGCAAATGGCCTTTTGACCAAATATTCTTCTTAGCCGCTGTTTCTAGTCCTGCCGATTTTTTGGATGGTTTCTTTATTTTAGTTCCTGGTACAGGAGATAAGTAAGAAACCCTGGGTTCATATTTAGCTACAACTTTGTAAGTTATCACCTGCCCTACCTTAAAAAAATCTAAGGCAATCCAATCCAAAACCTGTTTAAAGTCTACATCAAATGCCCACACATCATAAAACTGTTTAATCTTATCATCATCAATATCATTCTCAAAACCTTTACAAGTTAAAGCGGACAGCAAGTCCACAGACGACCCAACCAATGGGTTTACAAAATAATATTTTATGGCCCTTTTAAACGCGTTGATGGGTGTTTCGGTATAAGCATCAGCAACGCCCCTTAATAAGTCCAAATTACTTCTATTTATAGCATCTCTATTGATAACAGCTGCTTTTTCCTGATATTGTTTCGGAATTACCGCCCCTTGATTATCTAAAAAAGCCAGTGTTTTTTTAGTGGGTCTTAAATAAAACGTGGATTTACCTGAAGTCTCGTCAACATCAATGCTTTCTATACCTACTTCAGGAAATTTTTCTTTCAACTCTTTAGTTATTTTTTGAATATCCTCTGATTTCATATAAATCCCCTATATTAAAATCTTACCATCTTGTCCTGAAACTGTAGTAGGATCATCAGTATCTAAACTATATTTTTGATAATCTTTTCTACCTATAATATCATCTATATTATATGTTGCGCCGCTTCTGGATCTAGTATAATCTTCTGGCCAATCCTCTATCCACCACGGTGTTTTGCTTTTTACATCACTCATAGTATCCTCCTAAAACGGTATAGAAATCTCAAACCCAAAAGCCGTATCTCCGCCAGTAGTAAAATTAAATGTCGGTCCTATGAATAAGTTTTCAATATATGGTATATGGTTTCCTAAGTTATATTCAAAGGGAGAAGCAGAGAGTGCACCATAAGTTGAACCATTAGAACTATAAGCGCCGGCTCCAAAAATACCAAACCGCCAATCCATATCCCTCTTAGTTCTACCATAACTCCATAAACTCACATTCAACATAGGAAATATATTTTTATCATTAAAAGCGCCTCCAAGAGCTATTCTTGGATTAAATCTAAATTTTTTATCTTTTATAAGTTTTTCTTCAAATGTAACATTTTTTATATGTAATGGAAATTTTTTGCCTCTTACTTTTTTAACATAATTATTCTCTACATAAGCATCTACACTATATGAAAAAAGCCCATCTTCATTCTCTGTTTTAACTATAGTTGTATAATACTCAAGAGGATAGTTAAATACTGTAAAAGGATCTTCATCATTTAATGCTGGATGATATTTTACCCAGCCCATAGGCAACTGCTCTCCATTAGGCATAGTTCTAACTATATCAACATCATCATAAGACCTAGAAATTTTTTCTTTATCAATATATTTATCAGGCTTTTGGGTATTAAATGATGACTTCATGTCAGCAACAATTTGACCCAAAGTTTTTAAATTAGAACCAGTTTTATTAGCATATTCTTTTGCTATTTTTAAAGCTATAGAATTAGACCTATCTAATTTTTTCTCTAATTCACTAAATCTTTTATCATTAGCTTTGTTAGACAATCGAACTGCGTTTTCAGTTATTCTTTCTAAAACTGGCCTAGTAATCTGAGTGGAATTTTTATTACCCATAGCAGAGGCTACTTTATCCCAGTATAAATCTCCTTTAAAAAATAACAAAGCTACAATGCCAATAACTATAATGGATTTCATTATATCCCATAAGGTAATATAAACTTTCATAACTATATATCCGTATCTAACGAATTATCATGTATACCACTTGTATTCAAGGTAGCTTTATATAATTCTAATTTCTTCTTAGCAGCTCTAGCTTTCGCACTAGATATTTCAGACTCATCTATAGCCTTCTCTATTTTCTTCTTAATTACCGCCGCTTTTCTAACATCTGATTTAGATATATTTGGTTCAGTAACCGCTTCAGTTCTTGGGTAAGGTTTAGAAGTATCATCTGCATCTTCTCTAAGCTTAGTTCTAACAATCATCCTACTCGTAGCCAATGTTATAAAACCACCACCCAAAAATCCTAATCCTAATGCCGATGAAATCCATGGGGTTTTATCTGCAGGATTAGTATGAAACATTCCCCACACAACCGGTACGTATAAAAAAGCTAGCCATTGGTATTTTACGGAAGCTATATTTCTAAGAAGTTTCTGAATCCATAAATCCCAAAAAGATCTATTGAAAATAGATAAGTCATTATAAAGCATCAGTGCCTCCACTATTTTACCTATACAGAAGCTAAAAACACTAATAGCTCTATAAATAAGCAGGTTAGTTAATTATGTTTTTATTTAATTCTTTTTTTGCCTGCCAAAAGTGCTGCGGAATTAGTTATAGCATTACCAGGCACGTTACCAGAAGTAAGCTCATTCCAATTAGATTTATCATGCGGGCGCAGCATACCACCACTATTAAATAACACAGGGGAGGTATCCTCTTCTAATGAGTGCTCATAATCTTTAACTCCATACGCAGCTAAAATCAACGAAGAATACAAGTCTTTGTTTTGGCCTTTTCTAGGAGTATCAAAATGTAAAACCCCAGTCCTAGTTTGACTAACTACAATATTTAACATCTGGGATTTCAGTATCTTTACTCTCTCAAATGCCAAAGCCTCATCATCTGCTATACTAGAAACAGGGGGTTCTGGAAATTTTAAATTTTTATCTTCCAGCATAGATAATGTAGCAAAATTAGCATCAGAAATCCAAGTTGGAGTAAAATTAATCATATGTAATATACGTTTACCTTCTTTAAATCTATTGTCTGGATTTTCTACATCTATGACTGGTTTTGAATCATTATAGCCCTCTTCTAATAAATCCATTATTGCTTTTCCGCCGCCGCCGCGATCCATGTAAATAAAACAATCAAATTTTTTAATTATATCCTGAATAAACATAGTTAGTTCTTGGGTAGTTTTTCCCTTAAGTTCATATACATTTACTAACTCATTTGGATGCGAGCATTTAATTATAGATACACCACAACTAGCATCACCACCTTGGTTTGGGTCAACCCCAACTATGTATTTATAACCCTTTTTTCCAACTTCTTCAAAAACTACACCGCTATTAAAAGTACAATTATCTAATAATGATGCCTTAAAAAACCCCTCTGAATCAGAAATCATAACGGCTTCATATTCCATTTGAAACTCAACTGAAGACATAACTCGCTTAGCTTCATTGATGTTATTTAAATCTAAGAAGCCGTCTGGTAAATCTTGATATGGAACTTGCCAAACAGCATATTGGCATTCTTCACCACGTCTTTGGGCTTCATCCAGCTGGCGCCAATAATCTTTCATTCTACGCCACATATGATTAAATTTATAATAACCAGACGACGCCATAACTATTTTATTTACTGTAGAATCCTCGAAGTCATCTTTTGTAGCTAGTCCCAACTCTATTAAACGTGTTTGTTTTTCTATTCTACGGACATTTTCCATAGGTTCCAAGGAAGTCGCAGCCATTGGTCTAACCACCATGTCAAGTATTTTATCAGGAACTTGGGCCAACTCATCTATTACAATTAAATAAAAACGAGACCCACGAACTTTGCCTCCATCTACTCCCAAAGGAAGTGCTTCTATGTAGGATCCATTATTTCCACCTACCGATTTGAATTGCAAATAGCATAAGTCAGAACCTCTTGTAGGCTTTTTAACACACGCCTGTCTCAAAATAGAAGATTTAGAATATAGCTTTTCTACTTCTGAAAAAATCATTTTTGATTGCCTAAAAACAGGACCAATTAAACCAACTCTATATCCGGGATAAAGTAATCCACTTAATGTAGCAAGAAGACCTAATAGATACGTTTTACCTGCCCCTCTTCCACAAACGGCTATAACATAGTTTTTAAACCACATATCTTTAAAAACAAGGCGTTGAATAGGAGCCAAATCAACACCCAATAAGTCATAAGCTGCTATACAAGGATTTTGTCTATAAAACTCTATTAACCTCTTACCTTGCTCCATTACAACAGAATAATCAGATGCCATTTATTTTTTATCCTCTTCAGTTACATCCGTATCGAATCTATTTCCTACGTACCCACTCTCTTCCCGTTTTTTTAAAATTTCTTTTTCTTTTTCTAGTAGTTTTTGAGTCTTTTCTTGTAACTTTAATTTACATTCTTCATCAAAAGCAACAGCTAAATCTACTATAGAAAACCCTTTATATTTATGAGGATCTATTCTATCTTTCCTACGATAAGAAAGATTCTCTTTTATTTTATCATTTTGCTTTCTTATTTTATCTAGCGCAGCAGAAATATCTAACTGCCTGTCTGGAGATTCTTTACTAGTTTTTAATAGACGAATTTCTATTACTCTATTTTTTGCTAAATCAATGATGTCATCCATATCACTTGAAGTTAGATCATCACTATCAAAGTCCAACAAATACACCTCAAGTAGATTATTATACAATTTTAATTCTTCTTCAGTGTACAAATCTGACACCGGAACAATGTTTTTTAATAATTTCTTCGGCTCAACCTTTCCGCGGCGGCCGCTTCTACCTTTAACACCTGCCATAATTTACTCCTGGTCTTTATCTACTGGGTCATTAATAGCCTCTGGAGGATATGAATAGGGTGAGCCTTTTTCATCATTCTCCAATAAGTCATAAGCCAAATCAGTAGTTATTCCGAGTCGTGTCGCATATTCTTTGAATAGTACAAGTAGTTCTGGAGTCAATGAATGACTAAATAATTCTATATTAGCACCACACGTTATTTCTATTTTTTGTTTATTACGTAAGGTTTTTTCTGTAACAAGTTCATCACAACAATCTATGTGTTCTCTACTGTTGCCTAGCCACTCACACGCCTCGCCTTTATTAAGTCTACTATAATACTTTATCATTTCTACAGAAACGGGGTTTTTATTTCTAAAATACACAATTAATGATTTTGAAATTTTATCTTTTGTCTCTTGTCTATGAAATTGACCTTTTTTAGCCTCACTTATAGCTCGTTTACTCTCCTCACTAAGCTTATATCCTATAGGTCTGCCCCTTCTACCCCTTTTATTATGCATTAACCACCTCCGAAACAGATGAAAATTTTTTACATTCTCTGCAAACAACTCCAACCGTATTTACTGGTACATAAAAAATACTACCGCAACTATCACATTCGACAAATTTATGACGCTTGGGTTTTACAGGCTTAGAAAAAGAAAAAGGTAGGTTTTTATGTTCATCAGCAAATTTACTCTCTCTATGAATTCGCTCTCTATGCTGCTTCTCTCCTCCCGGAGGTGTATATCTCCTAGGAGTAACTCCTGGAGAAAGTTCTCCTATCGAAGTGTTTTTCATACGTCTATTTAAATCTCTTTTAAACTCCGAATTATTAAACATGTCTCCCCCTATTTCTTATAATGAATTTCAAATTCCCGTTTACTAGCTGTATAATCAGATAAATAAACACACAATTCTTCAGGAGTATACATAGATAAGCTCTTTGTATATTTATTCACAGTCCATGGACCGTAATGATAAAAAACAGCATTATAAATTATTTTAAAAGAATCAGTTTTTAAATACTGAGTATCCTTTTGCACTGATTCTAGAAGATTAGCAGCTAATTCTGGGTGATTTTTAACTGTATGCCCTGTTTTTTTCAAACCTTGTTTACATAAATCATGAATTATACAAGAAGACAAAACTTCGTCTCTTCTATTTTCACAACCTAAAGCTCTACACATAGCATAAGCAACAGTAAAAACTTTTTTTGTATGTATTACAGTACCATCCCCAGCAAGTTCATCCAATGGATGATACTTACCACTACTACTAGCAGGACAATCAGTAAAAAAATAATCTGGGGCTACCATTAAACAAACTTTAGTAAACTCTTTAATTTTAGTATCAAAGATTCTATCCAATTCATCCTTGAACATCTCTATACGTCTATTATATTGAACCATTCTATAACCTTTCCTTTAATTCTATTACAACTAATAGGGTCTAAGGGTATAATCATCAGAAGTTAGATTGATGTGCTGAACTCTAGTAGAATTATCATTAGGATTATAACCTGCTTGTTTCCAAGCTGTACTAGGGTCATCGCTATTATACCTTTGGGGGTAGTGTCGTGGGGCAACTACCGTAGAAAATCTCATAGTCCTATCATCTGAAAGTGGGTATCTAGTAAGATACCTAACCCATTGTGGTTCTCTAAAATCTTCTATTGGTATAGCCATATTAATACCCCCTTACTTTATTATTTACATCTCTTTATCTGACTTCTTAGTTTTGTCTTTTTTCTTTGTTTTCTTTTTGTTCCCACACTGTGCAGCGTATTCTTCGTAGGCCTTCTCTTGACCTTTCCAAACCCCGGATGTCTCTACACCATTTTTCTGCATAAAACTCATTAAATTAATAGCAAAAGCAGGAACTCCGGAGCCTTCCCACTCATAACTAATGGACATATACTCTTTATCATTAGCCTTTACTACCATTCTAGCATTATTATACCCACCGCTTGACTTTGAAATACTGGTATAAACAACTTGAGCAGGATCCACAGAAATATTAAATGTTTTTTGTTTCTTTTTAGCCATTTTAATTCTCCTTTTATTTATTATTCTTAGACTTTGATCCTTCTAATAAGAAATACAAAGCCTTAACAACCTCTTTTGTATTGTTTTTTAAAGCATCCAAATTACCATCATTATTAACTTTTATATCTACTTTATAATCCTTCTCCAAAGCTGTTTCTGATATATGTTTAGAATTATGAATAGTTGGTTTACTTTTAGAAGGCCTAATAATTTTTATATGAAAACCGCCTTTATCAAGTACTGCATCTACTTCATTTGGATGTCTTAAATCAGTAATTATTACGTTTTTATAATTTTTATCATCTATAACATCAAACAGCTTTTTAATCCAAAAACGATAGTCTATAGTTCTATAAAACTGACCATAATTTTGTAAAATTTCTCTAGCAGTCCAAAATCCCGAACCATCCGGCTTTGGATAACGCTTATCTTCAACTTCTTTTTTATCCCCCCATAATTGAGCATAAGACAAATCAAAATCTTTTTGAACTTTATTTTTAAGCTCAGTTGCATAGGCCATTAATATATAAAGCTCTGCTTCTGATTTACTTAATTCCTCCGCCAAAAATTTTCCAAACGTATCCTTTCCAGACCTCGCTTTGCCACTAATACCTACAATCATACTTAAACCCTCCTACTTCTTAATTCTATCCATCACTTTCAAAGTTTTTACCAACTCTGATTGAAACTTTTTTGCCGCTTTATCAAACTCACGAGTGACTTCTTCCGCTTTTTCTTCTTCCGATATGTCTATAAATTTCACTACAAAAGGCCTACATTCTTTGGAAACACATTTTCTATGATGATAGTCACAAAAACATTCTACATCCATCCCATTAAATTTAACCCACATTTTTTTAATCATTGGATTTCTTTGCTCCAATCATTATCATTAATTAAAGACATTAAATAGATATATTCTTCGAAAAGCTTGTCTCGCTCTTCTATAAGATTAAAGATGTTTAAATCTCTATTCGTATTGTTCTCAATCATAGAACTTAGTATTTCTATCTTATGTGTTATAGCCTTTTTTAAAGAAACTGCATCAGAGATGGTAACCTCTTTATTACCGACAGATATCTTAGATGACTCATTGCTCCTCATTAAAATAGTAGTATAACTTCTCAACTGTTCAATGTGAGCAAACAACTGTGATATAAAGTCATTATAACTATTGTTAGAATTATTTTCTTCTTTATTAGCTAAATGTCTTTTTATATCTTTTATATTTTTCTTTAATATTTTAATTCTTAATAATAATTCACCTACAAGCATAAATAACTCCTATTAATAATGCCATATGTTTTATTTGTCAAATTAAGATTTTATATATGTTCCACACCTACTACAAAATTTAGCATAATGCTTAGATTTCTTACCACATATAGAACATGTTATTTTACTCTTAGAAGCAACAACTTTATGAATTTTACCAGACTTAGTTTTACCAACTAATTTCAACACTATAACACTTGAATCTGGTTCAAGTTCACCAATGTGCCCATAATTAAATACTTGATTAATTTCAGCTCCACGAGTAGTTATCCCAGAATCGGAAGAACTACAACAAATATTAGCAGTAGTATTTGTAGAATAATTACCATAATATTTAATATAGGGAACATATGGGGTAACTATAATAGCTGGTTTTATTTTTTCAAACCTAAACTCTACCCGTATAAGTCCATCATCAATTTTATCTCCCCTATATTTTGAAATCTGTCTCGTCTTACGAATAAACCTAAATCTGTTTCTAACTCTTCTCCCATCCATAAAACCTTTAAGAATTGTCGATTGGTTAGGGCTTACAAGAATTGAATTACCGTCTAAAACATTTTCGCCGTCTATTTCAACATTAACCAATGCTTTTACTGAATTTTTATTTTTTAATAACAAAGAATAATCCGAACCAAACGGCAACCTCACTATACCGTTAGAATCTCTAACAATTCGTCCATTAGATTTAACAGCTACTACAAATTTATTAACATAGACCATTTTTTCCTCCTTTTGATAAGACCACCGGCCAGGGTCTTTGTAATTTATATAGCCGATTTTAAAAATATAAAACACATGGCATTATTTAAATATATTTACTCTTTTTCTTCTAATTTAATATTTACAGCCTGGATGCCCTTATCAGTATCTTTCAACTCAAAAGATACAACTTGACCTGCCTTTAAAGTCTTATAACCATCCATCTGAATGCTACTAAAATGCACAAAATACTCTACATCAGGATCAGAATCAGGAATAACGAAACCGTATCCTCTTTCATTACTGAACCATTTCACGGTTCCAACATATCTTTCACTCATTTTAAAATTAAATCCTCCTATTTATTTAATTCAAATTTTAGATTGCCGCAATCCCAGATTCTATTTAATCCTTGTCTACGTCTTAATTCCCATTCACTGACTTCTTTAGGTTCATAATCCTTTTTTCTAAAAGAAAACCTGTGAAACCTTTTGCCATTTTTAATATACCAATAATTAGGCCTACTTATTCCTGATAAACTAAATCCTATACTATAATACAAATTTCCATCAGACCACCTTCTATCTGCATATGAAAACAGATTTTCACAACTATAGTTTCTGATAAAAAACTTCAATAATTTTGAAGCCGCACCAATTACTCTACACCCACTCTTAGTACAAAATCTGCTTAACTCATATGAACCTTCATTATAATACTTAGCCCCCTTAGATATAGAAGGTTTAGAAAAAGTCATAACTGATAATAAACAATCATCCTGAAACAAGCCTAGTTTTATCCTTGACCCACTATATCCTTGCAAATGATTTTTGTTACAAAAATTTTTTGCCACATAAGTTGGTATCTCCCTAACTTCTGTATTTCTGGCATAAAACACCTTAGCCTTAGCCACGCCTAATTTCAATGCTATATTAAAAAGCACCAAATCCTTATAATTCAAATATTCATCTTCAAAAATAGTAATAAGTCTATACCCTCTTTGTCTACACTGTGTTAATTTATTGATATGATAATTACTATTCTTTCCACATAATTCCGAATGCCAATATAGTCCACAATATTCTATGGCTAATTTATTACCCGGAATCACGACATCTAATTCGTATGGTTTTATTAATTCTCTATCTCGTTCAATAACTTTAAATCCAAGGTTTTTTATATAATCTAATATCTCTAATTCATCTTTTGACACACCGCAACAACTACACCTGTAGCACCGTTGCCCTTGTGTCCAATTATTCCAAGTTATTTCATGGCGATGCCCATTACTACATTCAAATTCAAGCTTTTGTTTACAATTATAATAATCTTTACTTAATAGCTTATAATTTTCAGACTCAAAAACATTTTTTATATGATGTATATCATGTTTCTTCTTACCAGAACAAACGGGACATCTATTGCCTTTATACCAATTTGCCCAAGTAGTAGTTCCCTTATGCCCTTCAGGACAAAGGTAAGTGAGTTTACTATAAGCATTGGAATAAGTTGATGTTAATAGTTTATAACCCTCTTCCAACATTTTCTTACTAATAAAACCCACGGATAATCTTATATTACCACTACATACACTACATCTATGCCCTTTATATTTCCATGCATCCCAGGATGTTATATATTCGTGCCCTTTTGGGCAACGACATAATAATTTTTGTTTACTTCCTTTATATTCTCCTTCTGTCAACAACTCATAATCTTCGTCAGCCATCTCAGATTTTATAGAATCCATGGTTCTTTTTCTCACGCGCCCTTTCGGATTACAAAAAGGGCACCTTCTTCCAGACCTCCATTTATTCCAAGATACTTGATACTCATGGCCGTTATTACAACGATAATTTAATGGTTTAGAGGAATTAAAATACTCTTTAGATAATAACTCATACCCCTCCTCCTCAAAAGAAGACCTAATAAAATCTATTGACATCTTCTTAGACATTTAGAGTATACTCTCAATCTCCTTAAAACTTTTAATAAGCGCCCCTACAAAGGCATCGTAATTGTTTCTGACTATTTCCAAATCATTATTATTATCTATAAAAAAAGGCTCTAAAATAACACAAGGAGCGTGTGTGTATCTTAAAATATAACCTCCTCTATCTTCAACACCCTTAGGTTTAATACCTCTATCAGCTAAATTAAGTGTGTTTACAATGTTTTTTTGAAAAACACTAGCAATTTGTTTTCCTTTCGTTGATGTATGGTAGTAAAGAACCTCTGTGCCTGTAGCCTTCTGGTTAAATGCATTACAATGTAATGACACTACGACATCTGGGTTCAAACCATTTACATCTCCAGGAAGTTGACTGTATGTCCTCCTGTACACAATAAAATTCTCAAAATTACACGCAGCTGAAACATCTTGAGCTAGTTGTTCATTAAACTCAAATTCACAAATCCCATAATAATCATTACAGGCCCCTGGACGGGTTTTCTTATGTCCTATTATTAAAGCTATTCTCATAATTAATCATCTCCTTTTACCCCCACAAGGGGGGTTAAGGCCGGACTACCAACAAGCCGACCAAGTATGGGCCAGACTACCAACAAGCCGACCCCGTAGTGGCCGGACTACCAACAAGCCGACCTCTCCACGTTTGAGCTTAAACGACTAACCATTTCATAAAAGCTCCGCTGGTTCTAGGAATCATTTTCATGGTTCCTATACTTAGATTACCTATCTTACCGTCAGAAACTCTTCTCAACCTGAATTTAACAGATTTTGGAACAACAGACCCAGCATTAGTTGCTTTAGTATCAGAATCATAAATCATCCATTGGGGTTTTGTTAATCCTGTTCTATCTCCATACAAATCTTGCATAGAATTAGTAACGGTTACAGGCTTTACTCTAAACTGCCGATCTCTATTGAAACCGACAGCTTCCAGCTGATATTTACTTATATTAAAATAATCTACATACAATCTATTAACTCCTACCGGCTTTACATAAAAAGCAAACTTATTCGAATCATTAAAATGCTTTAATAAGAATACAATAACTACAGCGATATCTGAAAAAGCATCTGCCATAAAACTGAATCTACCTATTGGATATGGTGAAAGTATCTCCCAAGCCTTAGAAGATTCATCATATGTAACATAACACGGCGAAAGTAATTGATAAATACCCTGATCTGAAACAGTCTGATTAACAGAAGAAGCATTACTAATATCCCAAAACTTTCTATAATCACCTGGAACAGTGTCTGATAAAGATATATAGCTTCCAGTTTTTGGGATACCATAAAGATTTCTTTTATTGGCTCCAACCCAAAAAAGTTTATTCGAACCAATACCTTCTCCAGAGTAACTTACATTATCAGACTCTAAATCTGATTTAGATACAGTAGTCGGTAAATCTCCAGTACCAGCGTAATAGGAAGTTAGTGCCTCAAATATATCCAACCACATTTGATTTCCTGACATAGCAGTTTTAACACTAGATGCTTTGGTATTCCTAGCACCTACTAAATTAGCATAAAGAGTATTAACTCCGTACATCTTTTGTATCCTAGGAATATCACCAGCCACTTCGTCATATACTCGTAATATAGCAGTAGTAGCAACTTCATTACCATTATGTGAAATAACCGAATTCAACCAATCATATAATTCATTTTTTGAACTAAATGGCCCAGCCGAAAACTCATCACCGTTCAAGCACAACAACTTAACTTTGCATCTATTATATACTGTCTCCCAATTAGTCCAAACATGTCTAGCAAACCGGTCTGATAAATTATCACCAGTACTGCCTTCTACTGACAAAGGATACACATCTGGAGGAGCAGCTATGGTAAAAGCGTCATAAGGCAGCTCTTCCACAGAAGATGTTCCAGATGTAGTAGTATCATTAACAAACTGAGATACCCCATACTGAGTGTAGCCATGAATTTTAGATAGATTATCTTTATCAACATTGTTGAATAGCTGTATCTCAGTGAACTGTGAAAATGAACTCATATAAGAACCTCTTTAATATATTATTATAATTGCGATGCCAACAAACAGCCATTAGCCACTGCTTTCATAGGAGACTCCGCTCTCCTGATGTCTCCAACTATAAATGGAAATTCTAGTCTTGATACTGCCTGCTTAACTTTATCTTCAAAACCTTTAGCCAAAGTCAACCCACCGGAAACCACTATCGGAACTGGTTCTCTAAAAATAGGCAATTGTTTTTTTCTATTTTTCAATTCATAAGCGATATTATCAAAAGTATAATTAACCACCGTAGAATAATAAACTGAAATGGCTTCCATGATTTGATTAGTAGGCTTGTTCAAATCTATACCTGCTTCTTTTTCTTTTTGAATAAAACTGGCGGGTATATCTAAAGCATTTCCAACAGATTCATCAATGAAATCACCTGATTTAGTCATACTAAACTCTACCAAAGGGTCTCCTTGGTGAATCACAACCACATTTGTCATACCAGCTCCATAAGACAAACAAATACCAGTCAAACCATCATCAAGAAGTTCAGATAACGCAATAGCAAATCCCTCATTAATAGGTTGTGCTACGTATCCCATTTTTCTTAAATAGGTTCCCATCATTTCGGTATGATAAACAATATCAAAGGTAGTGTCTATGGGCTTTGCTGGAACTGAGTAAACTATTTTATCTTCTCCAGAACCAGTGCCAACTAAACCCTCTATTATAAGCTTTAACATAGGCAAAGAGCTCTTATCCTTAGGGGACAAAATTCCTTTTTGAAGTGGTCTTTGAGCTGTATCATTTCTTTCAATAGCTATATCTAACGCATCTTCCCCAACAACTATAAAATCATTACCATCTACAATAAAATTGGCGCCTCTTTTTTCTAAGCCCATTCTAATACTATTTTTATTTACTTCTGATTTAGGAGTAATTCTATAAAAAGCATCTCTTTGCATTTTAAATACTATAGCCTCATTTTCTCCTACACCGGCGGAAACCAACATGTTAGTTCCAATATCTAAACCTTTATTTCCCATAAGTCCTCCAATTATTTACCAAGTATGTCTTTTAACTTATTAACTTTAGAAGTTATAGTATCCCCTTGAACAGCTACTTCCTCCTCCTCAACACTAACGTGCTGTTCAAAATCAGAAGCCTCTTGATTATCTAGTGGATCTATAAACTTAGTTTCTATTACTGGTCTATCTGGATCTTCTACAAACTCGTTTCCCTCAAACTTAGAATTCACAAGAACATCAACCTTGTTTTTTATAGATTCTATAATCTCATTGATATTGGATGATCCAGTAGCTACTTTAAAAGACTCGATTATTTCTTCTTTTGACTCAAGCCTTACCTTTAAAGAGGTTACTTTATTCTGTAATTCCTGAAAAGCCTCTTCATTATACTTGCTTCTATATTTTCTAAACTCTTCTTTAACATAAGCTAACTCTTCTTTTAAATCAGAAATAATCTCTTGAGTCTTCTTTTCAGTTTCAACAACAGCTACTTCGACTGCTTTATTAATTTCTTTATCAACTTCTTCTGCACTGTATCCTTGAGGAACTATATTAGCTGTTTTATTCTCAGCAACAATTTTCATAAGGTCCTTTATCTGTTCTTTTAATAATGTTATTGTTTCCGATTCTTGAGCCTTTATTGCTGATTTCATTTGCATAGCCCTTGGACCAGTAGGCTTTAAAACTCTACCATCTCTCTTAATTGTTACATCTTTTTTATCATATCTCATAATACTACTCTCCTAAAAACATCACGGAATATCATACATATTAGCACCAACTAATATAGCATAAACAGTACTTCCAAAAACATAAAGTCTATAAATATAATTAGCACCCGGTTCCCCATTAGTAATATCCGGACTATTACTGCCTTCACAAATATATCCTGGCCATTGTAAAGAATACTGTGTCCCACCACTAGACTGCTGCACAATTAGAACAACCTCTTTAGCTACATCAGAAGAAGGTAGGTTTGTAACCTGAACATTAGCATGCTCAGTCATAGTTGTTTTAAAGTAAGAACCTGCATTCAAATCTATATTAAGAGTGCCATTAGCGGAACTAATATTTATAAATAAACGTTCTTTACTAACTATTTTATCTAATGCCTCTTGCGTATTACTTGCACTAAAACCAGTTACAGGAGACCTGTAAACACTCCCTACATTATGCCAATTATCTAAATAACCTGCCACATTAAAATTAGAGGATAAACCATAGGTAAAAAGAGAACCACCACTATCTATAGTGATAGTAGGATTTGAGTCAAATGTACAATGGTCTAATGTAAGTTGCTGTGATGAGGTACTGATGTTAGTTTCTATTCTACATCTCTCAAAAACTGTTGGAGTTGTCAGTGATAATACACCAGAACCAGCACTAGAAAGATAAACGGATTTAAACTTTCCCCCATGTACTGTAAAATTATTATACAACTCTCCACCAACCATGTTTAATTGATTAGTAAAAACACCGCCCACAATCATAACATCGAACAACTCCATGTAAGCCAAACCATCATAATTACCACCAGACACGGCGCCATTAAAAACTTGCAAATATCCTAGTGTTGGTGAGCCTCCAGATAAATTACAGTTATGAAATTGAATAAACTCCATACTTCTTGTAGTATGAATATTAGTCACAATACAATTTTCCACCCTACTACTAGTCGTGTCTGTATTAAAAGAAAATGTAACATCTGATGATAGTTGGCCAGTTAAAATTGTATTATTAGGTGTGCCCACTATAGATACATAGCTCTTCATAACAATGTTTTCACTATTAGAACCATCTATTTTTATAGCCCATCTATGATTAGCATCTACCGTTTGAGTTTGTATATATGAATCAGCAGCGGCCCAAGTATGGTAACACTCACCCTCTATTTCATCTATATTAGGATTTACCGCCACAATTTGTGGTTGCACTCCTGGAGAAGAACCCCCAGCAGAACCAGAAGCCGTAACATTTTCTATTTTAGTATCTAATTGCCTAAAAGCACCATCCGAATTATGCGCAGTTAAAGTAGTCCCAACACTATCAAATATAACATTAGTAGCATTTATTTTTCTAAAACTTCCAAAAGTTGACATAAATTAATTTACCTTTATACTTGTATTTTATCTATTAATCCATATCTACCATAGTTTTTAGCTTGTTCAACATCCATATAGTTATCCAACCGCATGTCATCCTTAACTCTTTTTAATGTTTGTCCTGTAAACTTAGTATAATAAACAGCCATTTTTTCATACAAATACATCCAATGTTCATAATTGGCTCTTAACTCATTAAACTTTCCTTGTCCGCCGGCGCTAAGTTCATGTATCATAATTTCAGTATTAGGTAGTGCAAATCGCTTGCCACGAGTTCCAGCAGCTAAAATAAAACTAGCAGCACTTGCTACAACTCCATAGCCTATAGTAACTACATCAGGATTAATATGATTCATAGTATCAAAAATAGCAAACATTCCACTAACTTCTCCACCTGGAGAATTTATATACAAATTAATATCTTTTTTATTATCCTGAGCTGATAAAAACAACAACTGCGCCATCACATTATCTGCTAGTCTTCCATTTATAGTTCCCGTAATAAAAATAATACGGTCTTTTAATAATCTAGAATATAAATCATAAGACCGTTCATCATTCCCAGACCCTTCAATAACATAAGGTAATACTGACATTAAATCTCTCCTTTTCCTTAAAATTTTTGGTGGAGACGACAGGACTTGAACCTGCTACCTCCTGCGTGCAAGGCAGGTGCTCTCCCAGGTGAGCTACATCCCCATTATTGTAAATATAATACCGCATTTGAATTTGTCAAGTTTTTTATGAATTAGACCAAGTAATTGCTTCTACCTCAGCAATGGAGGTACATGCTTCAATAGCCGCATCTTTTGACCATTTTTTGTTAATTATCCCAATATAATAATCCTGAATAGCATTTACAATAACATTTAAATCTGAAACTGGAATTGTATGCTCAACATTATCATAATCCCTTAAAGTAGATTCAGTTAAAGAATTACGAATAGCATACTCATAACCCTGTTTAAAATCATCTTGATTTGTTTTATAACAATCTACTTTAACATCTTGACCAAGCCCAGGTAAACTAACAGTTAAACCATTACTTGGATCATTTTCTTTAGCAGCTTTAATTATAGCTTTTTGGGCTAATTTAGCTCGTTCTAATTCTACTGCAGCTAAGACTTCATCGCTTTTTGGAATAAGAACCCCGCCCTCTACAGTATATAAATCAACATCCATGCCTTTGGTTAAATCTTGTGGTGTAATGCTAATTTCAGATTCTCCTTCAATAGCAGATCGGTTAATACCAGTTACTTTATTCCCAATATGTGTTACTTTCATATTTTATACCTCTTATTATTCTATCTTTTTAATAATATCACATGAACCGCTAAATTACCTGTGCCACTGTCTAATTTAAAATACATATCTGAATAAAACGGCATAAATAATCCATAATCCCCGCCCCAAACTTTGACATTAGTGTCATTATATGAAGATGCGGCTCCTTTAGTAACCTTTCCAGCTACATTTGTGGCGTCATATGAAATGCACAACCCATTATTATCGCCGTTAGTCATACCATAGACTATACCTTCAACCCTATTAACTGGAATCACAGATGAATGGTCTATCTGTGTCCACGTAGTAGTCATACTAGCTACCTCGTTTTCGGTGGCTTTAGTAAAAATTATCATGTTTCCATTACTGGCAAATTTACAAATGTTACCACTACTATTTGTTCTAACAAAACCTAACCAACGCACATGTGTCCATTGGCCTGCTAATAAAGTAGTAGCGTTTTCATCTGAATCAAAATGACAAGCGGTATTAGTTCCATCATAGCATAAAAACAAATGATAAATACTATTGGTGGTGGGTGAAGATAGCTGTGCGGTGGCTTGATTACTTAAAGTTAGAACTTGATTATTAGTACTATCATAACAAATACCTGGAGTAATATCAACAGTATCATCAGGGCTGCTTGAATTCATATTATATTCTAGCCCATGCATATTACCTGTCACCATACTATTACTAGGTAAAGGATAAAGATTTAAATTACTAATAACAGGTGAAGTTTTTATAGCATCCAATTTCCAAATCCTTAAATCTGTGTACACCTCTCCTACACTAGTCCCATTATTATTATCACCCTCTACTCCCAGACCATAAGTAGCAGCGGATACTTGTAAATATTGTGAAACTTTAATAGTTGTAGTAGAGGTTAAAACTACCCTTCCTGAAACTATACTATAAAGTGCAGTAGAGCTACTACTGCCAGAATGGGTACCAGAACTGAATAATAAAACAGTACCATTGGAATCCATTATCATTAATTTAGATCGACCTGACTGATAGTGAGGAGCTCTAGCATCTATCCAATAAGTGCCTGCTGGTAAAGTAACTAAATTATTACTAAGACTGGCACCAGGTATTTCATTAGTAACAACGGTATTTAAAGTTCTTTGATTCATTCCCGCCGCCGATGCACCACCATGAGTACCATTTGGTTTTTGATCTTGTATATGAAGTAATGGTGTATGTTCATATTGTTTATGGTTCCCAAAAAACTCTCCAATTTTAGACATAATTTACTCCCATAATATTTTATACTGTCTTTTTAAATCTTGGTTATCTTTTTAAAGTAGCTCCCCTAACCAAAATTTTAACTGAACCTGATGTTTCCTTACCATTATTTATATATAATCCACTATTATACAACATAATTGTCGCATTAGAATAATTATGAGCTAAAAATGCGGAATCACCATCGTCTACTCTAGATGCCCAATTGCTAGGTGTAGCTGCGATACTCATTCCAGTGCCTATACCATCAGAACTAAAGTTCACTATATAAGTTGATGTATTATTACTTTTTGCGCCCATGATAACACCATTAATTCTATTAATAGGCACAATATTAGAAATATCTATAAGAGCAAAAGTTGAAGTTGTTGTTATACTATCAATAGCAATTGATTCTGAAGCACGTGTATTAAAATATAAATTATCTTGCATTACAAATTTACAAATGTCACCACTACTATTTGTTCTAACAAAACCAACCCATCTTTTATAATCTGCAGTCACATTTACACCATTTTCATCACTATCATAAGCTACACCTACCACTCCAGATGTTTTGGTAACAAATAAATGGTAAATGGTATTAATATTAGGCGAAGATAAAACTAAATTTGTGTTAGAAGTTAGTATTATTTCTTCTTGTAAAGTATCATCCATACACGAACCAGGTTTAATAACTACAGTATCATCAGGACTACCACTACTCATTTCATAATCTAAGCCCATTATATTTCCAGTAACAAGGACTCCAGAAACAACTGTATTAGGGGGCTTGGCCACTACAGGTGTTTGAATCTTTTGGTCCAGGCGCCAAATTTTTAAATCCGTATAGACTTCTGGGGCTCCAGTAGCTGACGCATTATCACCCTTTCTGCCTAAACCATCTGTAGCACCAGAGCTTATATAATGAACGACTTTTATTGTAGTTGTCGTTGTAAGACTTAATCTATCACTAATAATTATGTTATTAGCCGTCCCATTATTCAAGTAAGGTCCAGTAGCAAACAGTAAGTTATTATCACTAGCATCCCGTATTAGTAGTTTGTGATAAGCACCACTTCCCCAACCAGGAACATTACATTCTAACCAATAAGTACCAGCTGGTAAAGTAACCATATTAGAGCTTAAAGAGGCTCCTGAAATTTCATTAGTAACAACAGTATTTAAAGTTCTTTGATTCATTCCAGAAACAGAATTGCCCGCATTTGTTCCATTAGGCTGCTGCTCTTGAATATGAAGTAATGGAGCATTTATTACTGAATTCTCATCAGAACTCAGCGGAGTAGAATCTACTACTCTCCAACCTTCACTGGAGTTAGAATATACAAGACTAATCGAATTATTTTCATTAATCAATTCCAGGTCTTCATTAAGACTCATTATTTTGTTTGAATTTCTTGCTACAATGCATTTATGAGTATCAAAAGTACCCTTTAAATCAACTATAGAAATTTTATCTCCGGTTGATGGCGAAGAAGGTAATGTCAACGTAACCTCACCCGCAGAAGTATCCACCAAATAACCATGCCCCTCAACTGCTTGGCTACTAGATGAAACAAGATCCCATTCTGTTGCAGTTCCTGAGGCCGTACTAGAGTGGGAATCTACATAATTTTTAATTCCATTTTCAGTAACTACTTCTTGACTATTAGAATTAATAGCATTCTTTTTGGGAATCTTACTGCTTCGGTAAGACTTATACGAAATACCCATGGTCTTCTCCTCAAACTATTTCTATAAATAATTTAATTCATTACAACACCGCATATCTTACAAAATTATCATAATCTACTGTTATGCTGCACGCATTCTCTGTCGCCGTAAGTAAAGAGATCTCAATTGTTCCGGAAACATATTCTGTATTATCTCTATGTGAAACCCATGAACTATCATTCCAATAATACATATGTATGGTATTACCAAATCTGCTTATCTTTAATTTTCCTGAAGTATCAGAAGTAGGATCAGATGCTGAATTACCTCCAGACCATGTACCTACAAAAGATCTATATACACCTGAATTGAGGAGTCCGACCAACTTAAATGTGACTCATCTGATGCGACACATTTAATAGAATGGGACCCTATTATTTTTTGTTCAGCAGTTATGGTTGTTTTATCTATTAATGAAAAACCAGTTCTCGTTGAATCACCATGCATTAAAAACTTAGTATATTTATCTGGCATTGTTTTGCTCCTTAGTAATTATAGGCATAAGAAACTATTATTTCTTCATTATAATTAAATTTACCACTATTATTTAACCAAGCAACATTATAGTTTATTTTATCAGCGCCAGAAGTCAAAGAATCAGTATAAGGCGTGGGATTAACAGCCGATAAAGAATCCATTAAAGCATTGTAGTATATAGCTATTCTTCCATTACTACCAGCATTCATACGAGTAGCACCAAGAGCTTCTATAGTTGAAGAATATACAGCTAATTTATTAGACTTTAATAAAATAGAACCACCTGCACCACTGCCACCATAATTCACCCCTCCAGTACCATTTGATGAGATATTACCATAAACATCTAATGTTTTAGAAAACAGTAGAACTATGCCTCCTCCATGCCCACCTCTATTAGAACTTTCGGCGCCGCCAGCTGACCCAAAATAAATTTTTGATAAATCTGCTACACCATAAGCTGTTCCACCTGGAGAACCACCATTTAAACCAGGCAACCCATTAGAGGCATAAGCCCCACTTCCTCCACCTTTGCCATTTGACCAATATCTGTGGCCGCCACCTAGTCCAGAAAAACCACCGTAACTTTCTCCATCATGATCACCAGTACCCCTATAACCAATAGGAGATACAACAGAGCCGATTACTGAAGTTGAATTTTTAACCATACAGGCTACTACTCCATATTTGGTACCATCCCATGACTTTCCTGAAAGCTCTGCTCCAGACTCAATTGTCAAGTTATTATATTGTGGAATTCTCATCAGCATAACTCTTTGTTTAGAAGGAGATACACCTAAATTAGAATCTCCACCATTATTACCATAAAGTTTTGTTTTATTAGATTTAAAAGTTACTGTTGTATTTACTACAGAATCTACAATGAAAATTTCGTAATTTCCAACATTATCGACTTGAGTAGACCCTGCACCTTGTAAGTTTATTAACAAAACTGCATCACCAGACACAATACCATTTGGTGTTGCCATTGTTTGACATGAACTTGCCCCTACAGAAGACACATTATAAGCAACCATATCTGGGTAAGATCTGCCTGAAGCAACTATATCTGTATTTAAATTTACCGACCCTGAAATAGTAACATCGCCATCTTTGCCAGAACCGAACACTGTATTAGCTGTTTCTTCCAATTTAAACATAGCGTACTTATTTACATACGACACACTTTGAAAAGTCAATGTACCCTTCACAGATTTATCACTATCATCCCAGCTATTAATCCAATTAGACAAATCATTCCCATCTTTATCAAAGTAACTTATGTTTACCTCGCTTACACCTGGATAATTGGTGGCATTTAGTTGAACACATCCACTAGCTACAGTACCTGTAACTGCTGTATCAAAATAATAATTATAATTTAATCCACCGCCAGAAGAACCACTAGTAGAAGTATTAACAACATCATAATCCAATCCATTAGTTAACACTTTTACGTATTTACCTGGGTCATAAGTATTAGGAGTATCTTTGAGACTTGTAAATTTTTCAATCTTATAATCCGATATTTTGCTCATTTTATACTATGTCCTTTGTTTAAAAATTTAAAAAAAGTCCACAGAATCACCATCCGGTGGGTTATATGAACTAGAAAAAACAAAATCAAGGCTGTTAGAAGACTGACCAGCATTCATACTAATACCCACTATAGTATATATACTACTTGATTCTACAGAATATATCTTTTTTATATTAGAAATATCTATTCCAAAAATATTACTTACATCTACCATTATGAGTTCTCCTAAACGTTAATTTTATCTAAACGCAACAACGCGACCATAAAGGCGTTTTTATTAGTAACCCATACTGTGGTATACCCTAAGCGAATAAAAGCCGACACAGAGCGAATTAGGCCCATAATAAGGCTATTAACAGTCAACAACCAAGTTATAAAAAAGAAGCTTTACTAAAATTAGCCTTTAAAATAGCCAATTCATCTTCAGTAAATTCATATAAACTATTAATCAACATAAATTCTTTTGATTTTGCGTCCCAGTAACAAGAAACATTATAACCTTTCCAGAAAAAGTTTAAAAACACATCCGACCGGCCAATTTGTTTTGTGGTGAGTGTTTTATTAACCATCAGCACATCAACATTTCCTTCTATTGACAACATCGCGCAAATCCCCCTTTTACCATTTGTTGTTGGTGATCGAAAAAAAAATTCACTTAAGTTAAATTATTAATTCAAAAACTAATTTTAATTTAAACTATATTAACCTAATTTAGTTTTAAACTATATTAACTTATTAATTCTTAATTAAAAGGTATAAACTTTCATTAGTTGTCTCTCAGACAACTAATGAACCATCCATTAGTTGTCTGAGAGACAACTAATGAACGGCACACTATTTACTATTTTGTATTAGAACCAATCCAAAATAGTGTCGATAACACCCTTATCTTCTACCTCGTCACCATAACCTTTGATCAGTTCTGGGAGTTTTTCAATTGGCAAAGAATAAACCTTCTCTCCCATTTTTACTACTAGTTTTACTTCAGCTTTTTCTGCCATTTTCTTAATTCTCCTTTATAAAAATTTTGATAGTTTTTTTTCGGCGTTTTTTTGCCGAAAATAAGCAAAAGCATAAACTGCTTCTTGCTGGTCCATTGAACTTAATACTTCCGCTGTTTCATAAAGCTTAATTCTTTTTCCATTGAACTTGTCTTGGTGTTCAATTACTATGCCTTTATTTTTTAATAGTTTTATTTGACGAGACACGAAACTTTTGTCAGAATAACTCAACATATTGGAAATCTTTGTTTGAGTAGCCCATGAAACAGCGTGCCCGTTCAAATAGAATTTTTCAAAAATATATAAACCTAATTTATGTCTTTTCATTTTGGCTCTAACAATTGATCCATGAAGAAACATCCATACTCTAAATTCTGGGTTTTTGGTCCATTCAATAAATTCTTTTGATCTAACTAAATCATAGGGGATATATACCCCACTCAGCTTAGAACTTAATCCGTAATTCATTAATTCTCCTTTAATTCTTAGTTAATATTTCGGCCGATTTTCCTGTTATTAGTACCGTGTGTTCAAAATGTGCTGTATTGGCCCCATCTTTGGTACGCATTGACCAACCATTATCTGTTCTAATTAATGTGTCTGTTCCTTTTGTTACTAAAGGTTCTATACAAATAATCATTCCCTCTTTAAGTAACGGTCCTCTATTTATTTTAGTAGTAAAATTTTTAATAAACGGCTCCTCATGCAATCTTCTACCAATGCCATGCCCGCCATACTGTTTTATGACAGTTAATTTTTTGTTTTCAACAGTTTTTTGTATTTCATGGGAAATGGAATTAATAGTATTTCCTGCCTGAGCTACTAAAATACTACTATAAAGGGCTTGTTTTGTAGTATTAATAAGAACTTCATCATCAATATCTATATCACCAATTCCCATAGTGAATGCGGCATCACCATAAAATCCGTCTTTTAATACTCCAACATCTATTTTTAAAACATCTCCAGTTTTTAATTGTCTATCACAGGGAAGTCCTTGTATAGCTATATCATTTATAGATGCACAAATAGCATAAGGGTAGTTATTAAAGTTTTTAAAGCCTGGTAAAGCATTCTCTTCTCTTATTAATTCTTCGGCTAAAACATTAAGTGTTTTAGTTGTCATTCCTTGTTTAGTATGTTTTTTTAAATGTTTTAAAACTTTACTTACTACAGAACAACTTTCTATTATTTTATCTATTTCATTTAGTTTCTTTAGATAAATCATCGTCTATAAGATCTAAAACACGTTCATTTTTTATCAACCCATTGTTAGTTCTATGTGAACGTTTTGGTTTAAAACAGCTGCACTCGACTACAATATGATCCAAATCTAAACTAAGTTTAGAGCATAAAAAATGTTTGAATTGAATTGGGTCGCCATTTTCTATTGCTTCATTAAGAGCATCATCATCAAACACTTCTATATTCCAGTCACCAGTATCTAATAGAACCACTACTCTTTCCACTTTATACTTACAAGAATTACACATAGATTTTTCTAAAAATTCTGGGTTATCGGTCATTGTATTTAGATCTCCTTTGTTCTTTGTATGTAGGCTCTGTTTTTTGCCTCATCAGATTTTCCTTCTTTTATTTTACCCTTAGCTTTAAGCACCTTAATTTTTTTGTTAATACTGTCTCTTGACCTTGTTGGTAAAAGCCGTTCTAGTTCTTTTATAGTACAATCCCTATAATTTTTTAACAAAGTTTGTTCTTCAGTATACGTCCACGCCCTTCTACTCAATGATTAGTTCACCCCTTTCTTCTTCAAAATATTCAGCCATACTAACTTTTACTCTTGTTTTTTTTATTAAATCTATCATCATTTCTAACACATCTTGGTTGGCAGCAGTAGTTTGAATGGCTTTTTCAATGTTTTCGATTAAATCTTGTCTCTCTTTACTCCACCACTTCTTTGTTAAATTATCGATATTGTTAGATTCATCAAAATGTTCCATACATTACCTTTCCTTTCTTTCCGCCCGCAGAGGCAGAATTTTAGAGCATTGCTGCCAACAAAGCTCTTACTGAAAACGGCTTAGTTAAAATAGAACACTTTCCTTTTAAATAATCTAAATCTTTGTCAAGTTCATCAATTTTACCAGTTACTACTACTATTTTTATACTCTCATTTTTTTCTAAAATTGTATCAATACAATCAAGACCATAAGCATCAGGTAACATTATATCTAAGATAACAATATCTATTTTTTCTTTTTCAATTATATCCAACCCATCATAAAAATTAGACACTGCATAAGTTTTTAATCCAAAATAATCTAAATTAGAACTAAAGAGACTGGCTAAATCATCCTCATCTTCTATAATTAAAATCCTTACATTTCTGTTTTTAAGTTTTAACATGTTTTTAGTAGTTACTTTATCAACCGGAAGTTGAGGTAGTTTGAGAAATTCTTTGTTTATTAACATAGAGCATTCAATAACTGCATTAGATATATTATCTAAAGATTTTTTACTCTCCTCATCTAAATCAGCAATTATAGTTAAATGCTCCACATTACTTCTTATTATCTGAAGTTGTTCGTTTACTGAGTGAATAGCTTTTTTCATTTTTTCTTTACTGTTATTCATATTGACTCCAGTATACGTTTTTTAGTATTCTACAGTAGGTGGAGTAAAATCACTTGTCCATCTTGCTACTCCTTTAGAAATCCTCAATTCATCTAAATTTCCATTTAAATATTCTGTTATTTCTGATTGATTATTAACATATCTAGCTCCGATTATGAGTCCAGAGCTTCCTGTATTTATTGCATCTGTTATACTTATTACCCATGTGTAGACCTTAGTTCCATTTATGAAAAAATACATGTTTGATCCGTGTCTAGATACCGCTACATGGTACCAGACATTATTTGAAAAACTGTCTCCAGTATATATTTCATTATAATTAG